CGACGCTGAAGGATGCTGCGCTTACTTGCTCCCCGATTCGGTTCAGCTCGGCGCTGAGTTCACCCACTCGGGAGAGGTCGATCGAGAACATAAAAGCGTCGATGGCTTCATCCGATTTGCCTGTGTGAACGGCGCGCAAGACGTCGGCAATCGGCGCGCTTTGTAGCCAAGCGACGGCGGCGAGGTTGCGCATCTGGTCGGCCTCGGAAAGCGTCCCATCGATGGTAATCCCAAGGCGCTGCATGAGGTGGAATGAGCCAATACTGAATGGCCGCATTTTTAGCCCGGCGACCTCAAGCGTGTCGGGGCTGAGAAACATGTAGTCGGATTTTGGGTCGATCATTTGAGGTAGGAGAGGAGTTTTGCTTTTTTGTCCTGAGGAAGCTCGGCGGGGATCGTGACCATGCGGTTGCCACGTCGGAGCACGGCGGCAGGAGTCATGGTGCGGATCTTGTCGCGCAGCTCGGAGAGGTGGCGGGCGCTCCACCGCATAAACGCAATCGGATGGTGTGAGTGCTCGAGGCACCACTGCTCGCTTTCGTAGCGGCTGCGGAATTCTTCAAAGTCAATTTCTTCGCGGCCTTCGGCGGTGACAAAAAGCCCCTTGCTTGAGCCGTCGATGAACCACTCAATTTTGCGAAGTGGGCCTTTTTCCGTTTGCTCGACAGTGTCTCTGAATCCGCCAGTTTGAATGAGCCGAAAGCCGCTCGTGAGCGCGTCGGCAATGAGCCGGGTGTTTGCTGCGTTGAGCGGGTTATTGCCGTATCGAATGCGTCCGTCGGCGTTTTTCTCACCGATGCAAAACTCGGTGATGTAGTGGTAGCTGTCTCCTGATTTCATAATGTGATCGGTAAGCAGACGACCGGTCTGCGAGCGGGCGCGGTAGCGCGGTTAGGTAGCTGATGGGTAGCCCTCGCCGGAATATTCCCACGATTCCCAGTCGTCGTTATTTGTCTGGTTTTTCACGGAATTGATGATGACCTTGCCGGAAACAGCCGTTGGCTTGCCTGTGCCAGTGTCGTTGAGTGACACTGGGCACGAGATGCCTTTACCGGAGACAGTGAAGGAAAATTTCGGGTCGTAAACGGCCGCTTTGGAAAATTTGCCCGCCTTGTCCACAAGGATGGCGACCTCGCCTTGGGAAGTGACTTCCACACTTTGCGCGGTGGCTGTCGTGACTTGCGAAATTCCGATAGTAGTTGGTGCGGCCATGGTCAGTTTGAGGCGAATTGTTGATAGGTTACTTCATAATCTGGGAAGTCCTCAGCGGACTCGGAGAACTTAGCGGAGGTAATGACGGCGGTGGCAGTGACGTTTGCATTTGCAGTCACGGCTGGCGCGTAGGTACCCTTACCCTTAATCACTGTCTCCGTGGTCTTGACGCCTTTGAGCACGGCGATTTTTGTGACGCCTGTCGTGTCGCGCACCGTAGCGATCTCGACGGACTCGGTTTTTGTCGTTTCCTGCACATACCCGGATGCCGGATCGGTGACGCCAAAAAGATCAATAGTTGCAAATGCCATGTTATTCTTCGGTGGTGGTGGGTGCGGCTGGGATGACCAGCGTGAAATAAATTTCCTTCTTCGTGCCGCCTTCGACTGGCACAGAGCCGATGCCTGCAAAGGCTCCGGCGGCGTTTGCCTCTTCGACAAGGGCGGTGAGTTTTTCGAGAAGCTCGCTCATTTGCCTTGTTTTAGTTGTCAAATTTCTCGGACACCGATGACGATATCCACCGTTGTGTGCAGGCGGTCAGTCTCGCGCGACTCCGACCAACTTGTGAGATGCCGCCCGCTGAAAACAAGCGTGGATGGAAAAAAATCGGAGACACCTGAGAGGTTAGCAGCAGCGCGAAGCGAGGCAGCAAGCGAGCGGTGCGTCTCCAGCGAATCCTCAATCACGGCAGGCGTGGAAAGCGTGATCTGCAAAGTGGCCCTGTAAAGCCCGGCAACAGGGCTGTCCGCGTTATCGCACGCCACGACGATGACCGGCATGTCTCCGGGGATTTCTCTCTCATCGCTGCTAGTGTGAATGCCTACGCCACCTAGTTCGGGAATGTCGTGCAGGTAATTCGCAACCGAATTTTGGATTTCAATAGTCATAAAGTTGAGCCAGGTACAATCGTGGCGACATGCTCAAACGGTGTGCCGGTCTGCTCGCGCAGGGTGGCTACGGTGTAGGTCTTGCCATCGATCAAAATCTGCTCGCCACGCCGGGGAGCGGATTGCAATGAAGAGGCCAGAAAGCGCGCGGTGAACTCGCCGCCCTGCCGCAGGCCGCCGGTCTCAAGATCAAGACCGATGGCGATGGCGGACAGGCCGACCTTGATCGACTGCCCGCGAAAGGTTGCTGGCTTGCCAAGGAGCGTATTGCGCGCGGTGGCGGCGAGGTTTTCGAGGTGGTCTTTTTGCGCGGGCGACATGCCTGTGCAAGGGTGTCAAAAGCAGAACGCCCACCGGATTAGGTCCGGCGGGCGTTGATGCCAGGAGGCGCAGAGAGCGCAGCGGGTTAGTTTTTCTTTTTGGGCTTTGGCGAGTCTTCTTGCACTTCAACAGGCGCGGGTGCGGCGGATGGCTTCTTCGCGTGGCGCTTGAGAGTATCGTTAAGCGATACAACGAGCGTCTCGTCTGCGGTGAATTCGCCGGCGACTTGCTTGGCCTTGAAGTCTGCGAGCTGCTCGCCGAGCGGGACGCTTGGCAGGTGCTTGACCTGCCAAGTGTCGCCGGTGCGAGTGAGCGTGATTGCGAGGCGCATGTGGCTTAGGCCGAGACGATGCGTTTGAGGGCGGCGGCGTGGCCGAGGGCGAAGCCGTAGTTGACCTCGATGACTGATTTGTCGGTGTCGGTGTCAGGATCGCCCCATGCACGGTATTCGATGGTCAGGTTGGTCTCTGGGTCAGTTACAACTTCGTAAGCGCTCAGTGTTTTAAGCACGCGCTCGCTTGGCTGAATAGGCGAGAATGCGACCAGGAGTGCTTCTGGCAGTGCAACCATACCGACGAGGTTTTGGCTGTTGCCAGGGATCAAGTTGGTTCCGATGACATCGAAACCGGCGATCTGTGGGAGGCGTCCGTTCTGGATGGCGGATGCGCTTCCGACTGCGGCAGCGTTTTTGATGCCAGCGTCCTTGAGAAGTGCGCCTTCATAAGCGTTGTCGAGGATCATAAGGCGGCTGGATTTTGGCCACTTGGCCTGATCAAGCGCAGTCTTGATGTTGATCATGTCATCGCTGTCGAACGCAGAGGCTGCGCCGGTGTGGATCGGTGCTCCGTAGTTGGCGAGGGTCACGACCGAGAGGATGTCGCGAAGGATGTCCTCGGCGAGTTTGCGGCCTTTCAAGAAGCCTAACTGTTCAGGATTGAAGTAAGGCTGGCGGGCGGCTTCTGCACTAGTAAAGCTGAAAGGTTGATACTTGCGCTTATTGATAGTGATGTCGCGGCTGTTAATCGCGTTTGTGTCGCCGAAGTTATAGGTTCCGTTGAAGTCGCTCGTCGCGTCGGTGGCGAGAGGATAAAACTGAACAGATACTTTGTCGGTGCCTTGGAGCGGAACGCTGTTAAAGACAGTCGAGAAGGAGTTGATGGGAAGAAGGGATTCGCGCAGGGCGACGAGCGCGCTGTCGAGAACCACATTCAGTTTCAGTTCGGATGAGATGGTGGTGGCCATGGTGTTTTTTTAGGTGAGCAGTTGGATTCGGGTTTTCGTGATTTATTGCGGTGTCAAATTTTTGGCCGCGATTTCGAGCGCCTTGCGGTTTGCGCGGAAGATGCGTGTCTTCTCTGCGCCTGTGGCGTTACGCCATTGTTCAAGGATGTTCTCTGCGTTCTGAGTTGGCAGGACTTCGGGGGTTTCGCGGGCGGCTGAGAGGCCGAGGCTGCGCTCGAGGCGGTCGAGTGATTCGCGCTCCACGGCGATTTCGCTGCGGAGGAATTCGATATTTGCGCTGGCTTCTTTGAGTCCGGCCACGGCTGCATCGCGCTCGGCGATGACGGCGTTGTATTTGGCGAGGATGGCATCAGCGGCGGCGAGTTTTGCCTGTGGCTCGGCGGGAGCTTCGACAACTTCGGGCGCGGGAGCTTCGACGGTCTCGGTTTCGACGACCTCTGTTTTATTGGTCGTTTCGACCATTGTCTCGGCAGGAGCGGATTCGCTCACGACGGTGGCGGTGATGATCTCAGCGGCTTCTTCAGCGACTTCGGCTGAGTAGGTGATGACTTCTGTTTGGTTCATAGAGCTTGATGCCTTTGCGAATTTGTCAAAACGAGCCCGGAGCATTTCGGGGGTTGCGGTGGCTGCTGCGGCAACGCCTTCTTCGATGGCGTCGGCGAATCCAAGGGCCACGGCTTCGACTGCATCGAGCCAGGTTTCTTCGTCCATCATTTTGGCGATCTCTTCGGCATCCATGCCGGTCTTGCGCACGTAGGCGTTGACGAGAGTGCTCTTGAGCTTGTCGAGAAGGTCGGCTTCTTTGCGGAGGTCTTTGCTCTCGCCCATGGAGACGGTCCAAGGATTATGAATCATCAAGAGTGCATTATCGGCGATAAAGACCGGCGAACCGGACATTGCCACTACGCTCGCCATGGACGCAGCCAAGGCATCGATGTGGACGGTCAGACCGCCTTCGTGCCTGCGTAACGAATTATATATCGCAGTCCCTTCAATGACACTTCCGCCCGGAGAATTGATGCGGAGGTGGATGTGTTGGCCTGAGAGTTTGCCGAGGTTAGAGAGGAATTCTTTGCTGCCTGCGCCAAAAGCACCGATCTCGTCGTAGAGAGTGACGGTGGTTTCGTTGTTGCCGGTTTGTTCCAAAGCATAAAATTTCGGGGTGGGTGTGGTCATGGTTGTGGCGTGGGTGTGGTGATTTCTTGCGGGGATGAGGGATCGACCGACGCTGTGTCGGGCGTGTGGAGCTTGTTCGGGAAGACCTCTTCAATCTCTAGGCCGAGGGCTTCGCATTTCTGTTTGCGGCGGACGTAGGTCTGAATGACATCCTCCTCCTCCTCCTCCGCGCGGAGTCCCTGCATGTTGTAAAAGCGCGTGGGCGAAAGATGCCCCTTGTCGAGTTGCTCGCTGTAGGCGCGGGCATCGCGGCCGCTGTCCACGGTGATCTTGCGCGGGGCAAGCCATTCGTGGCGCCACCAGTCGTCACCGGGGTAATCCAATCGCCCGGCTTGGATCTCATGCCAGAGCCAGTATTTGTAGAAAGGGCGGCAAAACTGATCGATGACCATCTGCTGAAGCCGCTCGAGGAAGTTCTGTGTGACTTCCAAAACGGCGCGTTGCTCGGTGCCTGCCAATCCGACATTCACCATCATGGCTTCTGGCGGCAAACCGATGGCGAAGGCGACATCCGATCGGAGGGCGCGCATCACGGCTTCGTAGGTCTGGCCAGGGATGTCGTTCTTAAAGGCTTCCAGCTTTTCGCCTGGCTTGAGGCGGGGAAGGAGGATGCCGTTCGGAAGGTCGGTGGTCTGGAGGTCGCCGACTTCGTTGGTGGTGGATTTCAGTCCAGCACCGAGGCCGATCTTGGCGACTTCGGTGCTGGTCACCATGTAGCCAATCTGCGCACCTGCCTTGTATGCGCCTTTGACGAAGCCGTTTATTTCCGAAATGTCGCGCAGGTGGGAGACTGCGGAGTGAAGCCACGAGACGCCGCGAGGCTGTCCGTGCCGGCGGATGTGCCGCATGTGCAGCACTTGGTCGGCGGATATATCTTTGCCGCCGATCGTGTAGGCTGCGGGCGCGCCGAATTGATCGAGGCGCACGCCGTCGTGCGTGAAGTCGTCTGTGTTGCCAAAGCTGGCAGATCCGCCGATGGCTTCGCCGCCGATGAAGCGCACACGGGCGGCATCTTCCTTTGTCTTTAAAAATTGCGCGAAGAAGTCGCCGTCGATGGCGACCTGTCTGAGAATGAGAGATTGCGCGGTGTAAAAATTAACCTGTGCGCCAGCATCAAAGGCCCATGCCTCGGCGCAGTTTCGATCCTCGAAATACTGATCGACTTTCTTGTTCCACGCGGCGTTTGCTGTCTTCGGCTGAACCACAATGCCGGTGCCGATGGCGCGTTGTGCCAAGTGCTCAACGATGTATGTGGCCTGCGGCGCGTTGTTGTAGAGCCAGCGCGAGAGGCGCAGGATTTCCATGCGCGTGTAGGCCGTGAGTTCGCGCTTGGGGTCGGTGGTCGGCACCCATACAAGGCCGCGATTTAGCGAGGGTTGCGCGGCTTCAAATGCCGCTGCTTTGGCGTCGAGCTTGCGCGGGCGACCAGCTCCGGGGCGAGTTCCGCCCCAACTTGATTTTTTGATTTTTGACGGCACGCCACTGGCGGCGTGTCAAACGGCGGTGCCGTATCGGGAGCGGTCGGCGATGGCGAAAAGCTGGCGCCCGTTCGGGCCTTCGCTCAGGATGTCTTCGACTGCCTGGAGCAAGAGCCACTTTGGGAAACTGATCTGCCCACCTGTGCCGGTGCCGTCGGATGACAGAGAGGTGATGACGACTTCCTCGGTGGCGCTGGCGAAGGTGGCGAGCGCCAGGGCTTCAAGTTCCTGCGTTGTCTTGGTGCGGCGCAGGTAGCTTTTAACGCCGGAGATTTTGTCGAGGTCGGTCACGCCTCGGCGGGCGTGTCAAAATGGAAATGCAGGAACGGTGTGCACTTCCTTTTCAAGCGTGGGCTTTCGGGAGTCTTGGGTCATAAATGACCGCCCATCCCACCGTCGTCAGTGTGCTTCTGCGAGAGGCCGCTTCGGTCGTATGTCCGCCTGCCTGCGTGGTGGCGGGCGAGTCAAAGTTTAGAATCTGTCGAGTTGTTCAAGCGTGGCTTAAGTTCGCTCGGCACTTTCTAAACATGAAAGAAATATTAGTGCTTTTTTCTTTCTAAACTTGTTGAAAAAACGACCCTGTTTTTTCAACGATACCCGATGAGATATACGGCAACGAAGATATACTTTGTTTATACCGGATGAGGTATAAGTCATAAAAATTGACTTAAAAAATTGTATGCGTTTTTCTGACGAAACATCAATTTCGTGACGCCACGAAAATGGTCGGCATCATATCGGCGACTCCACCGAATTGCTCAGAACATACCGAAGATTTTGCGAAGATCGTCCACGGATTTTGAGTCGTTTACCGGCGCGTGTTCGGATTCGTCTTCGCCTTCGTGAAAGGCAAAATCCCATGTTTGGTCAAAGAGCTTCCGCAGGCCGCGCGCGCTCATCGTGATGTTGCCGTCGCCCGCGAAGCTGGGATTTTTTGCGACATAGATTTTCCAGAGTTGGGATTTTTTCACAGGTCAGTTTTTTAAGATGTGCCAGGCGACATGGCAGAGTTTTACGGCGTCCATGTAGTGATCCTGCGCGACGGATTTCCACACGAACTCTTGCCCGGTGGCGGTCTTGCGGGGCACGAGGCGCTGGCCGCTCATGCCTCGCAGGAAGTCCTCGGTCGTGTCGCGCGGGATGGCGAGCGGGGGCTTGGCGTTTCGGATGCGGTCGATGAAGAGTTCCGTTTTGATGGCGTGGTCCACGAAGGTGTAGAGCACGACGCCGGGGAAATCGTCGATGACGGTGCGCCCGATGCGGCTGCCGAAGGTTGCGCCAGAGCCTTTGGCGGCGTGGAAGAATCCACCGGAGTTCTGGCAGGCTGTGTAAACTCGGAAGGTGGCGTAACCGGAATCCAGCATGCCGCACTCGGGGCGGACTTCCTGCCCGCTGGGTGTGCGGTAGATGCGGCGGGGCGAGTCGGCGAGGAGATCCTCGATGGTGAGCGTGGTGCCGTAGTCGAGCACGAAGCTCTGGCCGTTGGCGTCGAAGGCCACCGTGGTCCAGTGCTGTTTGTCCTGACCGATGTCGGCGCAGGTGACGATGTGCGCTGGCTCGATGGGGCAGGTGCCGCGCGTGTAGTCGCCGCGCAGGCTGAGGATGCTAGCGTCGCCGATGCTGGTCTCGACCTGTTCCCACGGCATGGCCATGGTGCTGTTGGTGAAATCTTGCAGTCCGTTAAGCGTGTCCTTGTCGCGGAGGAATTTCACCGCGAGCGCGCCGAAAGTGCAGGAGCGCCACGGCGCGTAGAGGGAGTTCAGGTGGAAGCTGCGAAAGCCTCGCTGTGCGCTGGGGTTTGTGGCTTGCCACTTGCCGTCTTGGAGGGCTTCGATTTTCTGGCCGTCGTTCCACTCGCCTTGGCATCGCTGGCAAATGTAGCGCGCGGATTCCTCGACTCGCGCCATGTTCCACTTGCCGGCCACTTTCGCCTCGGTGTCCCACTTGACCTGCTCCCACAAAAGCTCGATGCGCTCGTGGCAATGCGGGCAGGCGAGCATGAATTTTTCCTGCGTGCCTTTCTGGTATTCCTGCCAGATCGCACCGTCCGGCGTGGTGGGTGTGCTGGTCTTGACGCGAAGCGCGCCGACGAAGGACTTGGTGCGGTTCTCTGCGAGGAAAAGCGCGGAGGTTTCTTGGTCGGTCTCGCGTGCGAATTTGTCCACCTCGTCCATGAGCAAGAGTCCGGCGGGGCGGCTGGCGAGGTTTGCCGGGGAGTTGCTGCCGACGAAGACGAGCGAGCACCGCGAAAAATGCTGCTCGAGGTTTTTGAATCGGTGCCGGTCCGCTGGCTTCTGAGCGGCGAGCGTGGCGCTGTCGTCGAAGAGCGGGAGCCAGCGCGTCTCGGAGAACGATCGCGCGAGGCCTTCGGTGGGCATGACCCAAACGACCGGCTGCGGCTTGTTCACGATCCGCCAGGCCGTGCCTGCTTGCACCATCGTGGTCTTGCCGGTCTGCGTCCCAAAGACGAGCACGAGGTCGGAGACATCGACATCGCCGAAACACTCAAGCGGCTCGCGGAGGTAGGGCGTGAGGCGGGTCGAAAATGCTCCCGGCATCTGCGTCTGCCGCTCGCTCAAGATGACCTCGTCAGCGCACCACTCAGTCACGGTGCGCCGGTCAATCGGCGCGTAGATCGAGCGCAGGTGTTCGCGTAGGGCTTCGGCGGCGGGGGTCATGCGAGGCGCTTGGGTTCTTTGCCGGTGGCGTCGGCCCAACGTTGGATCGCCACGGCGACATAGGCGGGGCTGATTTCGATGGCACGGCATTTGCGGCCAAGCTGCTCGCACGCCATGATGGTGGTGCCGGAGCCGCTGAAGGGTTCGTATGCGAGGCCGGGCCATGCCGATATAATAAAAGCCGGAAGCTGTGGAGGGAAAATGGCTGGATGGTCAATGTCGTGGCCGCCAGTCATTCTGTTTATCCTGACAATGGAATCTGGTATTTTGCTTGATTGAGCAGACGCGTCAGGAGAAGAAAATTTCCGACATATGCCGTCCTTTCCGCGCATTGTAGATGCTCCTGTTTTTCTTGCTTTTATGTTTTCCGGCTTTTTGTCCAGAACCTTTCCAGCCCTGATTGCCGACTTGTTGAAGTGGAAAATGAATTCATGCGAAGGCGCAAACCTGCCATTCCAATCTCCTGGCAGTCCGAATCCCTGATCCCACACATACCAACCGAACCGACGCCACCCTTTATCACGCATCCAATCAATCCACTTTTCCCAATACGGAATCCACTCGCCCTCGCTGTGAATCAAACCAAGATTCACAAGCACCTGCCCAGCTTCAGACATAGGCAGCGCACCAAAGACGCCGCGCATCAGTTCGTCCCAATCAGAAACTTTTTCCGTCGCGGCGTCGCGGTAGTCGCGCTGCTGTCCGTAGGGCGGTGACGTAAAACAAATGTCCGCGCGCTCGCCTTTCATCAGCGCGCCCACATCCTTCTCGCTCGTTGAATCCCCACACAGCAACCGATGCTCGCCCAACTCCCAAAGCTGGCCCGTCTCCACGCCCCACTTGGCGCGGAGTTCTTCGGCTTTGTCGATCTGTGCTTCGGCGTCGGCGTCTGATTTTTCAGGTTCGTCCTCCATATCGAGGTCGGCAAGGTCTTCAGCGCCGAACCCAATCGCTTCGAGGTCAACATCCAGTTCTCCAAGGTCCGCCAGCTCGAGCTTAAGCATTTCTTCATCCCACCCACCGCCGATCTCCGCGAGGCGGTTGTCGGCGAGGATGTAGGCTCGGCGCTGCGTGTCGGTGAGGTGGCCGAGGCGGATGCAGGGGACGGACTCGAGGGCGAGGGATTGAGCGGCGAGCACGCGACCGTGACCGGCGATGATGCCATTGTCCTTGTCGATGAGGACGGGGTTGGTAAAGCCGAATTCTTTTATACTTCCGCACAACTTTGAGATTTGAGCGGCGTCGTGCTTTTTCGCGTTATTTTTATATGGCGCCAAATCCGAAGGCTTCAAATGCTCAACAACAATATTTGACAACGTTTCTTTTTTTGTGTTTTCTTTCATATATGACAAATGGATTTTGTGAATGTGGGTGTGGTGGACAAGCCAATAAAGGAAAAAGGTTTATTTCTGGTCACAACGGTAGAGGCAGAAGAAAAAAATATGCTGAGCATGAATGCAGAAATTGCGGCGGGATTTTTGCTACTCGGCCACATATTAAGCAGAGAGTTTTTTGCTCTATTGATTGTCGAGATGGGTTTAGAAAAAAACTCACTGGCAGCAAAAACCCGATGTATAACAGGGCCGAAATGCCATGCAAAAATTGCGGTAAGTCTATGCAAGTCACTTCCGCCTATTTGCAAGGAAAGAAGGTTGGCTATTGCTCTAAAGAATGCGGAAAAGAGGCATTCAAAAAAAAGCTGGCTACAGTAAAACGAACAACTAACAGGAGTGGAAAGCAATCCGCAAGAATTAGAGACGGAGGCAAGTGTGTTATTTGTGGATTCTCCTTTGTCACGGCGGTTCACCACATAATTCCAAAAAGGAACGGAGGAACAGATCGCGTTGAAAACCTTGTCACGCTTTGCCCGAATCATCATTACATGGTCCACGCGAACCTAATTCCTCTTGATGAAATTAAAATTTACGGAAAACCGTTTTCCTATCCAGAAGGGGAAGTTGTTTTGCTTCGGGAAACAGAGAGAAGCTCCGTGCGATTTAGGGGTTAGCATTTTCATATTGCTTTTCGGATGATGGTCGTGAGGTTGTCGGCCCACTCGGCGAGGGTGGCTTCGATGGTTTTCTGCGGTTGGCCGTGAAGCCGGGTGGCGAGGGTCTTGGGCATGACTTCGAGGAGCTGCTTGGCGGTGATGTGCGGGCGGCTCGTGATGTCGCGCGCTTCGTCGTAGAAGAGGGTGATGGCTTCCTGGCGTTGCCAGTCTTTGAAATCCTTCTCGGCCTTGATGCGGTTGTTCCGGCTGGCGATGTAGATTTGGTTCGCCTTGCGGATGTCTTCGACTGAGCCACCGTTGCGCTTGCAGATGACGAGTTCGTTGTAGCCGACCTTCTCGGCAAGGCGGGCGCGGCGGAGGGATTGGCGGGGCGTGTTGTCCTCGTCGTCCGGCTCGGGTGCGCTGTCGTGAACCGGTTGTGGTGGAGGAACTGGCAGAGGCTCGGCAGGCTCTGACACTCTCGGAGGTTCGGCGACCTTTGGGAGTTTCGGCGGAGGTGGCGGTGTGCCGCGTTGCCCACGCTTGGCACGGGGCGGTGCGTTCGATTCACGCCACGCCTGGGCAGCGTCCACGGAGGTCGTGGGCATGCCTTTCTTGACGAGGCGCGATACGACCGACTTGTCGATGCTTAGTGCGTTGCTTAATTCCGTGATGCCCACGGACAATGCAACGATGTCAAACTATGCAACGCTCAGGAAAGCAACGAGCGACTGGCAAACTGCTTGGTTTGCTTGGGGTTATAGGATTCCTATGTGGGGGGGTATTATGCAAAGCTGATCTGGTGAGTGGTTGTAATCCTGTCGCCCTTTTTTCTGTTCTCTGTTTTGTAAAGGGGGCGCAGGTTTGTGAAGTGTGTTGCGATTAACTGTTGATCCATTCGTGAAAGATCAAAAGCAGATAAGGGAATGATGTGGTCTATCTCCCAGATAATACCATGATTGCTCCAACTCATTCCTGGTTTGAATTGCTTTTCGATATGTCTCTTGGCCTGCTCTATTGTGCAGCCAAGATAGGCGCTTGTGTTGCGGGATTTGATCGTGCGTGACGCATTGCAAATACGGTAAACATGGTTTCGCAATTTGTTTTTGATTCGCAAAATGCTGTTCGGTTTAGATTTTTTCCATCGTTTTGCAGCGGCATCTCGACTGCGCTTTCTTTCTCTCTCAAGATTGTTTTGATAGTAAAGAGATTGGGTTGAAAGATCAGGGTTCTTCATCTTTGCAATGATGAGGAATGAGCACTTATCCCAATAGGTATCGACGACGCCTCCCCAGTTATCATTCCACCATTGCTCTCCCGCATCTCTTTGCGCCTTACCGTTTTTAATAGATGCCGCCTTTGTCGCTTGGGATTTTGATAGCGTTGGTAGTGCATTCTCTTTTCTGAATTGGCAAATGGTCGCTCTATCCCTGTTGACCAAATCCCCTGACATCTTACCGGCCATGCCGATGATAGCGTGGCAGGTAGCGCATTTGCGCCACGGTGGGAGTTCTACAAATGCTGGCTTTCCTTTTCTTGCCTTCCCAATCTGAATGACAGCGCAGTTATGAGAGCAATACTTTGCAGCGCTCCTTGGCTTGAATAGCACACCGCAGACGGGGCATGGGGTTGGTTGGAGTCTGCTCCACTTACGGCGATGCGTAGGAAGCCCAGCAGATAGCTCGATTTGACACGAGCCTGTTGTCGTTGTTTGCACGACAACGGCCGGGTGTCAAATTGAGGAGTCATCTTAATTTGCTCCCGGCATTTTCTTTTTCAACTGCGACAATTTCAAAGTGCGACAATTCATTTCACTTTTTGCAAGGTTGTGTGGAGCGCCACCTTTTCAAAGTGTCGGCAATTCTTTCGGATGTTTCACTTAATGAAAAACTGTGAGAGCCAAGGCAGTGCGAGGCTATTACTGCTAGGTCGTGGGCGATCTTCCGCGCCTCGTCGCGCTCGCGCTCAGTTTTCACGCCTTTCTCAATAATGGAATTCCTCGTGGATTTTTCCGCTGCGAGTAATGCGGCCAGCTCGTCGCGTTCGCGCTCCAGCCGCTGCGCCACCACACGCAGCACTGGCGACCAGTTGCCACCGGCTGCGATGACAGCGGCATCTGTCTCTGATGTGTCGCTCATTGCTTGTTAAGTAGTTCCCTCACGCGCTTTGCCTCGCGCTCCATTGGCTCGAGGAGATCGAGAGCGCGGGTGAGTTTGTCCTTGTCCCATTGCTGGATCTCGTCCGACATCTTGCGCTGCCACAAGATAAACGATTGCGACAAGCCCTCGATGGTGACAATGGCCTTTGTCTTGTCGGCAGGGTTGAGGGCGGGCTTGGCTTCAGGGAAGACGAGGCCGAGTTTAAGCTCTAGTTGTGCTTCTGTGTCTGCTGTGAACTCAATTCCCCACCTGTCGTTGCTGTAGTCGCGGGATTGTTGAAGCCACTTGGATGCGGCGCGCTTACAGATCAGGATGTCTCTATGAATATGTTTCCATTCGTCTGTGGTGAGGTTTTCTGGTAAGTTCATCCCGGCGAGGGTGAACATGGCTTGGTCGATTAGTTGCATGATGTTTTCGTGGTTTGTGTTTTCAGTTTTGCGATTGCCGCCGCTTTTGCGGCAGTAAATGGGTCAGTTGCCTTGGCGCGGAATGTCTCGCGGCTTGCTTGGGATTTGCGGAATTTGGTGCACTCGAACGAACTATCCTTGCCGCTCAGGACATCGCGGACGCCTAGCGTGTAGTGCGAGAGAAGCGCGCGGGTGACGCCCAGCTCGCGGGCGACTTCCGCCTGGGAGCGTGCGCCGTTGAGTTGGTCAAGACCGGATGCAAATGCCAGAGCGTGAGCCATCGCTGGCAGGTTGCTCGCTTTGAGCAAAAGGCCGATGACCTTGCCGAGGATAAGCGCTTGGTTCTTTCGCACTTCATTTTCCACATGTAGCAGGACAAGGCGCGCGGCGTTCACGCTGATGCCCAGCGAGTCGGCCAATATCTCTTCGGGGCTATCGATTTCGTCGGCGATGTCTGGCCAATAAACGCCGCCGTTCTTTTCGAAGAGGCGGGCTGCTTCTGCGGGTGAGGCTGAGATCATGTGAGGTGTTCGCTGATTATGGTTTTGAGGTTGTTATATTTGGAAATCTTGTCGAATTCGTCGCCGTGGATTTCGTAGGTGGTCCAGGCGTGAGCGCACTTGTTGCACTCGCGGCGGCGGTAGGTGTGTTCGTTGTTTTGGCGGCTGTCTAGGACGTGGCTAGTGTTGTGGCATTTAGGGCAGGGTTTCATTCGTCAAATTGGCTGGTCAGGTGGTAGTTGTTGCAAACTGGGCAAAAATAGACGCGCAGCTTGCGGTTCTTGTTTCGCCTGGCGGTCAGCAGTATTTTCAGATTGCTCTTGGCGGCTTTGAATGTCTTGAACCGGCGCTTGGACCAGCACATTTTCCACGCGATGAATGGAGGGACGGCTGTCATTTTGCCTCCTCAAATCTGGCGATATGTCCGTGCATTCTGACCGGAATCGCCTTGTCGCGTTCTCCGTTGCGGTTCTTGTCTATGCGTAACACCTTGCCTTCTTCGCCTTTGGCGATGATCCACACATGGTCGGCATGGTGGGAAATGGCGCGCGATTCGCGGAGTCGGCCTTCGTCGTTGAGTTGGGACGCCGTGCCGACGGCGATGTCGAGTTGCAGGGCCAAGCCTTTGAGCCTGCGGGTGATCTCCGAGACATGCTGCTCGCGCGTCTCGTTCTTTCCGAGGGTGCGCAAGGCAATGAGCTGGATGTAATCGACGATGAGCAGGTCGAGTTGACCTTTGCCGTGTGCCTCGCGGGCAGAGGCTTCGATGGATTCCCAGTCGGCAAAGTCCGATTCGATGCGGAGATTAGTCCGTTTAAACGCCGCAAGCGCCTGGTGCATGCGGGCGAGGTCTTGCTGGAGTATGCCTTCGGCTGCCGTCTTCACGCGATGGCCCGTAAAGTTCGACAACATCCTGCCAAAGACCTGCTTCGCCGGCATCTCCAGGCTGAATAGGAGCACATGCTTGAGCTTTTCCGCCGCATCGAGGGCCACCTGTTGCAGGATGATCGATTTGCCGCCACTTGTCTCGGCCGCTACAACGAAGAGTTCGCCGCGCTTAGGTCCGCCGCCGGTCAGGGCGTCCAGTGACGGCAGGCGCGTCGAGAATGCCTCGGGCGGCTCGGTGCGCTCGATCTCGGCGAGCCACTCGTCCATCGTTTCGGCCAGCGTCTTGCGCGGGCGGTCCACAAGGGCCGAGATTTCAGCCAGTTCGCCCGAGAGCGCGGATATGTCGCCTTGCATCGTTCTAAACGACACAGCGGCCTTGCTGGCGCAATCTTGGGCCTTCCTGTATCGGGCAGCGGTCAGGAGTTGCTCACGATACCAGAGCGCGGTTTTCGGGTCACCGGTAGGGAACACGCTAAGGATCTCCATCAGCGCCTGCGGTCCGCCAGCCGCGTCAAGTGTCCCGGCTCTCTCCATTTCGGAAAGGATCGTGAGTGCGTTAGATGGTCCGCCGGTCTCGTGGCAACGCTTGGCCGCGGCCAAGATGATTTTGTGGGATTCGGAGAAAAACAGGTCGTCAGGCCAAGTCGTCAGGTCGAGCGTGCTCAAGTGCTGAACGATGCAAGAGAGCACGACACGCTCTGCCGTGTCGTTTCTCGGGACCGCTGGCGGCATCTGGATGATTCCGGCTTTTTCGGGTGTATATGTCGGCATGATATTTTAGAGGCAGCGTTGTGGTTCGCGATTGGGAGTCGAAGACTCCCTATTATTCTTCTCTTCTCTGGTTACGGACTTGTTACGCTCTGAGCGTAACTTTTCCGTAACGGCATCGTGACCGCGTTTTTTGGCCATTCTTGCGCCTGCAAGCGCCCTATCTTTAGCGGTTTGGCTGTTGTGTCGGTCGAAGTTTGTGAACTCGATTTTGTCGCCTTTTATGCGAATCCATCCGCAAGTTGCCATCGCTTCGTCGAAGACTCCGCAGCCAGTAATTTCTCGGATGACACGCAGCGCCGTAACACTTGTTACGCCGTCAGCGTAACAATTCCGTGACGCCCACGCCCAAACTTTCAGAAGCTTCCCGACCACCGTGTCGATGTCCATTTTGGTCTGGTCAGCAATAGCCGCCACCTCGATCTTTTCGTGCAGGTGGTTTTCCACCTTTATCCATTCTCCAGCCATAAGTTATTTCATCCTCCTGCGTTCCCAGCGTTCCACCCTGCGTTCAAATTTCGTCCAGCGCATGTATTCCATGTCTGTCATAGCTCCGTCTTTGTGGAGCCAGTGCGCGAATGCCGATGCCTGCGTCGCCATGCTCCAGCCGGTTGTGTCAAGGTGGTGCCTGGACTCAAAGACCTCGCACGGCCATTGTTTGAGACGCTGCCGCCAATAGCGGTGCTTTTCCTCGTTTGGGAGTTTGCCAAAGAGATCGAGTTGAATCATTTCAGCGCCTCCAGTCGCATTTTGTCCGCAGGCAGGCCGATGCCTGAGCAGTCTCCGAGTGCTTTGCAGAGATCGCGGTAAAAATTAGAGTTTAAGAATGCAATCGCGGTGCGTTGGTAGCGTTCGCGGTTGTTTTTGAGATTGTTCCGCAGGTAGTCGCGGTCGTTTTTCGCGTCGAGCACGGCTTGGCGGATCATGGCGCAGAGCAGCCGCCGGGTATACATGAGTTCGTTGTCTACTTGCTCGTCAGGTGAAATTTGTGGCAAATCGGGCATGCATATCTTCGCAGACTCTTCTTGCGGTTGCGGCGGGCGAGCCGCACTTCGGCGAGCTTGAGCGCGACCGTGCGCTCGCTGGGGTATGCCTTCTTTGATAGGCACATGTCCCATATTGTTTCTGGTGCGTATTCTCTCACTCATTTCGTTTTCTTCCCATGGTGGGTCTCGATGTATTTGCGGACGCGCTCCATATCAGCCTCCGCCTGTTGACGTTCCTCCAGCGCGTAAGTGTGCTGGTAGGCAGGCAACGGCACGCCGCGCTCAAGCCTCGGGCCGATAGGGCAGGCGTTGGCGCAGATTGCTAGGCGGAGGGTGATTTCAGGGAGCATTCTTAGATATTGGTTTTTTGTGTTTTGTGATTTTTTGCATTGGTAAACTGCGGCACCCCGTAAGATGCCGTGTGTTTGCCATGCCCCGCCAAGCCGCGCCCCGCCTAGCCACGCCCCGCCGGGCCTGGCCGCGCCGCGCCGCGCCAAGGCAAACTTCTGCACCTCCAAAGAGATGCAGTGTGTTTGCCAAGCCTCGCCGCGCCATGCCTTGCCCCGCCGCGCCTTGCCATGCCTCGCCAAGCCGTGTCGAGCAAACTTCTGCACCTCCGAAGAGATGCAGTGTGTTTGCCATGCCGCGCCGTGCCTTGCCACGCCTCGCCTTGCCATGCCTCGCCGCGCCCCGCCGCGCCTCGCCGCGCCATGAAAAATTATTGCCATTTAACCGTGTAGCGGCCAAAAATTGGGCGAAAGGTTCCAAGCCCCAAGATTCCACCTTGATCCAGCATGGTTTGGAGGCATGCCGCTGTGAGTAAGGTGTTTTCTTGGTGTGTAAGTTGCAGTTTGATTTGCCACCCAGGCGGAAGCATTGGCCTTTCTTTTGGGTTAGGCACTCCGTCCTTAACTCTTGCGACATGCTGCATGACTTCGATTCGAGGGTCTTGCAAAGTGTAAGGTTTTCCTTCTGCGTCAAGTATTTGAGCGTTAAGTGTATCGTCTCCAATTGCCTCGATTGAGACGAATGACATGACTCCGAGAGCAACATCACGCGCCTGCTTTCCGTAAAAACGCTTGGCCACCGATGGCGTGTTTTGTGCTGCCAGTAGTGAATAAATGTTGAGGACGGGTATTACCAAATGGCCCGACGGTGTGGTGTAGAATTTTTCCATCACCGGCAGTTTGGTTTTGTTGTCTCCCGCGTAGCGGTCGAACATGATGGGCCGGATGCCGCGAAGCGTGGCCGTAATTGTAGTTGTTTTGATTTCCTTCATATTTTTTTATCGTTTCTAGTGCCTCACTGCGTGAGAGTTTGAACCACTCGCCATTACCGCTCGGTTTCACGAGCCGCAGGTGGGCAAGAGCGAGGTGGATTTTTTTTTCCACAATGGCCTTTTCTCCTGGCTGGGCTTGCACCCATCCAAGGATTTCAAGCGCCCGAGGTGACCAAACATGAGCTGCCCACAGCCTGCGCCGTAAGTCGTTCTCAGTGCAGCCGATCTTGCACTCGTTGCCATTGTGAAAAAAATAAACCCGGTCCATTTGTTTTGGGGTTAAAACGGAATCTCGTCGGACTCTTGCTTCTTGGTGGGCTTGGCTGCGGGCTTGGCGGGTTGCTTGGCTTCGATCCAGCGCTCGATGGTGTTGAATCGCGCGTTCGGATTGGTGCTTCCGGCTTCTTCGCCTAAGACCACCCATGCCGACATGCCGACAAAATCCTCGGCCTCGATGGTGACCTCTTCTCCTGGCACTACGGCTTGTCCGAGGGCTTGGCGCACTTGGTCAATTTTCCAAGCGGCTTTGGCCGTAAAGGTCAGGTGCTCGTTAATTTCTGGCCCGTTGGTGCCGTCTGGCATTTTCACTCGGCAGGTGAGCTTGATCATCGAGTTCCCAGCTTGGGATGTCTTCTCGACGCCATTGGTGATTTCGACTTCGTATTTTCCCGGCTCGACGAAATAGGTCTCGCGGGGTTCGGTTTGTGTGTAGGTTGGCATATTTTAGTAGTTGATTAGTAGTTTGGTCCGCGTTTTTTGGGATGCGCGGCCCCCCTTTGCCCCTGCTTTGGCTTTATGGGCCTGCGAGGAAATTATTTGGTTTTGTTGGTGACTTGGCGCATTTGCTTTGTGCCGGGTGCTGTCTTCACAAACTGGTATGGGTTTTCGATTTGCAGTTCTTCGGCGAGTTCAAGAAACTTCTCGGCACTCATCTTCCCGCCGCCTATTAGGAAAGCCCGACCGGCATCAAGCTTTGATGCCGTTTCAACGGCTGTATTAGCTTCGATGTATTCCTTTTCCTTCGGGTTGGTGAGCTTCCAGCCGGGAATCTCCTCTTTGGCTTCAAGCCGCGCTCTGAGTGCATCCAGAACAGGCTCGGCGATGTGCTTCTCTGCGGTCTTCCAATTTGATGCAAATACGCTCATCTGAATCGGATCGGCCATTATTTCTGCCAGCATCTTGTCAACGCTGAGGCCGTCCGTTTTGACCAAAGCCAAGGCGCCCTCTGCCTGACGCACGATGGCTTTGCAGGAATTGAAATTGGCGCACCAGCCGCAGTATTCATTCGGCGTTGGCTTGGCGTCCTCGCTCGTGGCCTCGGAGATCCATCCCTGCGTAATCTGCTCGGCTTCTGAGCGGGTGAAGTCGTAGGACCGCACGAGCCGCTGATCTATGTAGATCACATGCGCAGTCCAAGACTCTGCGAAATGATCCTCCATACAGGCAAGGGCGTATGCTGCGAGCTGCTGGCGGTAATTTCTGACTTGGCCGCTTTTTACATCTGCCACCCAGCGCTTGCGCTTGCAAAGAGCGTCAGAGGTGCCGAGCTTCGAGAGTCCCGGCACTGCCATGGCGAGATACTCTTCGCGTGTCTCCACATGCTCGCCACCAGATAGCTTGTGGAGCGTGCGAATGCCCCAAGCGGCAGATTCTTGGTCGGCGATAGGCAACTGATGCAAATGTGACTCATCGCCATCCATTGCAAACCGAAGCGCCTTATCAATAGCCGTCCCACGCTCGGCAGCGGCCGACGCACCGGATGCGCCGACGAATACGGCACATTCCGCGAGTTTCGGTGCCATGGAGGGGGTGAGTTCTTTACTCACGCTGCCTCCTTCAACTCAGTAGCCTTGGCAATCAATGCCTCAGGCCGGTCCACGATGTTCGCGCGGAGTTTCTCCGAGACATCGCGCCAGGTTTGCCCTGGCTTGATGCTTTTGTTGGAGATCAAGAAGGCGTTGACCGCATCCTCGTTGGCCTCAAGCATCTCGAAGGCCCGCACATGCTCGGCACCGACCACGACCACCGCCGGTTCGGCTTTCGCTCTTGGCGTTGCGTTTGTGGCGAATAAATGCGCCACCGACTCCCACTCCATCGGGAGTTCTTCAGCCAGTCCGCTGCGTGTCTTTGCGTCGTATGCTGCCGAGTGCGTTGTCAGGATGATGCGCTGCTTGCCGCCGGTGCCCTTGGCCTTGCCGTTCTCTGACTCAACAACTTTCGTCTTGAACCGGAAGAACCAGAGTTCGTCCGCCCATTCCTTCACGAGCGGCGATGACTGCTTGCTCATCTTTAGCTCGTAACGGTCGTATGCCGTCATAAGGTCCGGCGGCTCGACGCGCTGAACCTTGCTGTGAGCGAGTAAAACGACGTGTTTGCCATTCGCGATTAGCGAATCCAAGGCCGTCAGCATCCGGCTCATCCGCTCGGCCACCATCACCCATCCTTTGCCGTAGCCATAATCCTCAATGCTGGCCTTCTTGGTGCTGGCGAGCAGGTCTTCCACGCATAGGCGCTCTGCCCAGTCTGCCGAATCAATGATGACCGTCTGGTAGTCGCTGGCTGCGACCTCCTTCAGTGCGCCGTTGAGTTCCGCCCAAGAATTGATCTCGCAGCGGTCGGTGTTGAGATGTGCCGTGCCTCCCTCGATATCGAGGAACAATGGAGTCGGGAATTGCGCGGCAAATGTCGTCTTGCCAACCGATTCCACTCCGTAAATGACCACGCGCTGTGGCCGTGTCTGCTTTCCTTTTAGTATTTTCATTAAGAATGCGGCAGATTGGTGCTGTCCGTGGTGCCGCAGTCCACAAACGAGCTTTCCCGGATGATCCGGAAAAATGTTTCGGCAGGCAGAATTGCCAGCCATTCAGAGTCATTGCGCCGGTGCAAAACGACCGGCAGTTTGTAGCCAGCATCGCGTTTAGCCTGTGCCACCCAGTTGTAAGGGTTGCCGGACTCCACGCGCTTCACCTCAAAATGAAGCGCCGGTAATGCCTCACACACGATGTCCGGCGAGTCCTTGCCGCCTGAAAATTGTTGGCCGCGGCGTGCAGGGAATCCCTCGGCTGCCAGCATCTTGCTGGCTTCCAATTCACCTCGCTTACCCTTCTGACGAGAATTAATCCTCATCGTCGAATTCCTCCCAGCGGCGCCGGCGCTCGCGGTGGTCTTTTATTTCATCCCACATGGACCGCCTTCCGATGTGGTAGCTGGCGAAGCAGCTCCCGATGGATAGAACTGCAAGCACTATTGCAAAAGTGGCCGTCATTTTTGTCCCTCCGGTGGATTCGGAAAAGGCATCCAATGAGTAACGGGAATTTCAATGACTCCAGCAGAGAGCCATCTCCAGTCGATGCCGTCGTGGAAACCAGCTTCCACATGGCCGTCCTCTGTAGCGACAATGACATCCGTATCGGAGTCCGGCATGGCCTCGCCTACATGGGTCCACGCGCTCATTCCTTCACCTCCACGAGCACGGTCTTGAGCGTCGTCTTTGCAACCGGCTTCACCTCGGCCACCTGTTCAACGATGAGCCAAGTTCCCGACCAGTCGTCGTCTCGGTCAGACAACGGAGATTCGCTTTGGTTCCAGACCTCCTCAAAATCGCGGCGGATGCACGCCTCGGCAGCGGCCCTCGTGTCGAAAGGTCCGCGCACTTCCTTCATGCTGCCGTCCAGGCTCTCGGTTTCGATTACCCAGAATTTCATCGTGCCTTCTCCCCCCAGGTTGAAACCCAGAAAGTCGCCGCTGCCAAAATGGCAACCGGCCCGATAGCGCGGATGAACTCCCACGCGAATTGTATGTTTCTTAGCAGTTGTTCGTGTTCCATAAATTAACGCTCCAAGGAGACATGCGTGGCCTGCACGCGGTGCTTGATGAAAAACTTGGTTCGGGCGTCGCCGAACCCGGATGCTTCGACCATCCAGCGGATGGGTCCGGTGAGGCGGCAGTAGCCCTCGCAGAGGTAGAGGCGGGCGGGCTTCATTTGGCTGGCCTCCGGTTCGAGGTCGCACCGATCTGGTCGCTCATCCAGTTCTGGAATGACGCCTGAAAAATCCGCCAGCCGCCTTTATTTGCGAGCGGCTTGCAGGCGGAGAAACTTCCGCGCCGAATGTGGCGAAGGATTGTTTCTTTATGCGCTCCGGTTTCCTCGGCGGCTTGGCGAACGGTCATCGTGCCTTTCATTTCGACGCCCTCGTGTTGTTGTTTTTTTGCCGATCCATTTTTTCTTTCACGGCTTGAGCGATGATCCGGGAGACCGGCATCCGGCCTTCCGCTGCGGCTGTCTGCTTCAGCCAATTTAGCATGTCGCTCGGCATACTGACGCTTGTTTTTACGAATGCGTTTTGCATGGCGCATTTCTTACTACCAAGTCGTAAACGGTAGCAATATTTTATTAGTAGATCACCCCATGGGTGAATGTTATTTTTTAGTTGACATCCGCATAAACACTAGGTTTGCGGGCGAAAATATTTTTTTGCTTTAGTAGTAATTTATGCTACTATTGAAATATGAAATCAGATTCCTTGTGCAAAAAAGTCAGCGTTTCTTTGCCTGCAAAACTTCACGAATGGCTTATTCAAGAAGCCCAAAAAGAGAGCGAAAATAGAGGGTCAAGGTTGACCGTTTCCGCGCTGATTCAGGAAATCATTAATGATTGGAAAAAGGGAAAAGCGCAGAATGCCGCTGCCGATGTGTTGAAACCACACAAGCGTTCCGTTGGTGGGTCCTCAACAGCTACAACGGACGATTTCCGCAAGATTGGATAGCCAATATCCACGACCTAACAGAAGAACCCTAAACGGCCCACCACGCCCGCCAGTCCGCACGGCGCGATGGCACGGCGTAGACCCCTTTGACCATGGCCGTCGTCGAGTGTCCAAGCTGGTGAGCGGTCTTTCCCGCATCCTGCCCACGACCCAAATGATAAGTGGCGAACGAATGCCTCAGAGCGTTCTCTGGAAACTGCGACCACGGCACCTTGCCCGCCTCGTGCAGCCTCCTGATGAGCGCCTGGCGCTCTTGATAAATTCGCAGAGAGGCCGGTGGCAAAATCAAACCTGTCTTTTTATGGTCTTGAAAAAACGCCGCCCGCTTGGTCAGCGGCTCGGTGAAGTCCACGATGCGCTCCGGCATTCCGGTGGATTGTTTGGAAACCTCCCGCCTCACCTCGATCTCTCCCCGTGCCGCGTCAATATCTTCCCAGCGCATCCGCCGCACCTCGATGGACCGAAGCCCCGCAAATCCACCCAGTAGAAACCACGCTCGCAACTCGTCGCTCATCTCCTCGGCCAAGATCGTCGCCATCTCTGCCGCTGTGACGAGCGACCGCTTCGCCTCGGCCTTTGGCGGGCGAATCCTCCGCAGCGGATTCCGATCGATCAACTCCATATCGACGCACCACGCGAAGAACCCGCTCGCGTAGCGATGCCACCCCGCCCGTGTCGTCGGTGATCCTTCGATGCCGTCAAACCACTTGCCCGCCTTTATCGGCGTCACATTGGCAACCGGACCGTTAAAAGCCTCCAGCAGCTTGCCGCAAACCCTCTCGACCTTTGATTTGTGCTCCTCCGAGGATTTGGCCTTTGTCGCAACATAATCCCTCAGCGCGGATCTCATAGAAAGCCCACCCTGATCCTTTTCCCGCAGTCCATCCGTTCCCGACTTCTGAAGAGTCTCCAAAAGCGAAGGCCCAGCCGCCCAAGCCTCCGCCTCCGTCGCAAAAAAACGCCTGATCCTGTTGCCCGAAACCGCCGCCGGAATCTCCAGCTTCCAAGTTCCGGGTCTAGATGCGTTGGGTGAGACAAAATATCGAGCCTTCATGTGTTGCCCGAACTGTTGCCCGTGTTGCCCGAATCTTCAACTAAAAACGCTTTTGCAAGTATTGACAAATCGCACAGAGTAGCGACAACAAAAACCCGCAGACCAGCACCCACAGCGGCAAAGAAGCCCTCCCACCCAGTGCCGGCGGCGGGACTCGAACCCGCACACTCCTTTCGGAATAAGGGATTTTAAGTCTAATCTGAGCGTTTGTAAATCAACAACTTACAAGGCCGTTGCCCGCCGTTGCCCTGTTTATTGTCCTTTTGGCCGAAAAAATAATAACTGTCTTACCTGAGTTTTGCGGACAACCTTGGCGCTTTTGCGCTCAAACCTTCCAGCTTGAACTTCAGATTCGAGCTTTCGCTGCATGTATTGGCGGTCGCGTCCGCAGGACTCGGCAAGTTCGTAGACATGCCGCCAGCCTTGGCGCTTCAGGTCTTCAATGTCTTCGACTTTGGAGTCTTCAAATACCTTCGCCCAGGCGTCGGTTATATTGGCAGAAGCCACGGTTGATGTTTTTGTTTTTCGCATAAGTTTACGCTGGTTGAGTTTTCGGTGTAATACCCCCACGCGAAGCCGGCCGAGTGAGCCAATGAGGCGCGTCTGCTGGAGCTATATTCCATGTCGAGATTGCAGATGGCTCCGAGGCAGTAGCCTGTAGGCGAATCGATACGGCGGCCGCGTTCGATGCCTACGCGGTGAAGGTGCGCCATCAGAACCTTGCCGTATGTCTCCGCATGGTCACGGATGGCAGAAACATTGCAGCTATAACCATGAACCATGGCGAGGTCTCCAAGGCGGTGGACGCCCTTGCTGTTGTGGTATGGGTATATTTTTGCTTTTAGCTTTTTGGCGCAGTCACCGAGTTCGTTCAGCACGGTCTGAGCGGCGTGCGCGTGAACGGCGTTTGGCGAATCCGACATGAGGCTCAGTCTGGCTTCGTGGTTGCCGAGCATGATCACATTTGGTGCAAATTCGTAGAGGAATGAAATGCCTTCGCTGACATCCTGGGCGATGTTCCGCGCGCGGTCCTTGCTGTCTACGTTGGAGGACACGCCGCCGCGCATGGCGGCAAGGTCAATGAAGTCACCGAGATGCGCTTTGAAGTCCGGCTTAAATTTCTTGGCAAAATCCAGAACGGCCTTGCGGCTTTCGGGGCAGATGAGTTCGCCGTGCGAGCAACCGACTGCCATCCATCGCTTCCATTTTTTTACAGGTGTCATGGTAGGTTTATGGGAGGTCAGGGATTTCGTTATCTTTTCTGAGTTCCCAAATGTAGGAACGGACTTTTTCGAGCGTGTGCTCGCACCCAGAATGCGTGTCACCTGCTTCGCCACGCCATTGCCGGAATTTGCCGCCTCCATGTTTAAGGAACGAGCGGATTTCGTTAAGCAGGTCGTCCAGTATTAAAATTGTATCCATGCCCTTCACCGCGCATATGTGCTCGGTGCGTTCTTCGGGAAGGGTGAATTCGAGAGTGGCCTTCATGCTTCGGCCTCCTCTTCTTCGTCGTCTTCGTCAAATGGCCACAGGATGCACTCGGCGTCTCCTGCGAGGCTTCGGCAGGCGTATTCGTTGCCGTGCTTGGTGTGCATGTGAAATGTCTCCGCGCTGTCCTCCCAAGAGACGATGACGATGCCGCAATCAAAATGTTCGGCGAGGAGCTGCCGGACTTGGGACAAGATTTCAGTGCGGTCTGGCGGCGGAGTGGCTTTTGCTTTGGGCTTGCGGCTCACAATGTTGGTGGCGCCTGTCAAAAGAGACTAGGCGAGGATGTCTACTTTTTCGGCCACGCGCCGGCGTAGGCTGGCGAGCATTTCGGACTCGGTCATGCCGGTGGCCCATGGCGGGCGGAATTGGTAATGGGGTTTATCGACGATCTTTTTCCAGCGGCCGCCCCACTCGAGGCCGAGGCTTTCGCCAAGGGGGCCGAGTTCGTCGTAGAGCGGGTGGTCTTCGAGGTAGGCTTTGCCTTTGAAGACGCCGATGTCGACGGATAGACCGAAATTATGATTTGAGTGGCCGGCACGGGCGTGGGTGACGATGCGGCCTGGCGTGCTCCTGCCTTGCGCGTAGATGGCGTCTTGCTCCGCGTAGGAACGGAGCGCTGAGATGATGCGCACATCGAGGCCGCGCGGCTGGGCGAGGTTCTTTGCCGCGCTGATGAAAGTAGCGACGCGCTTCTGGATGTCGGGATGGAGCGTGGCGAGGTTGCGCTCGCTGCGGTCATCGAGGGTCATTTGGCGTTGACTCCTTTGATTTTTTCGAGGGTTCGGAGGGTGCCGAGGCCGAGCATTCCTAGGAGGGTTGTCATGAGCATTTCGGTCGGGAGTTCGACAACTGGAGCGGGCTGTTTTGTGATCAAAACATAGGTCCACGAAAAGAGCGGTTGTCCGAAACAGATCCACGCAAAAGCGAACCCGCAGGCCCATCCCACGAAAGGACGCCACCCCGAAACAAAGAGGGATGGATGGTTGGCTTCGGCTGTATTTGTTGCGGATTGCTGGGTGGCTTCTTGGGCTGCTATTTCCAGCACGCGGAGTTGCCAGGCTTCTTGTGCCTTTCGCTTCGCTTCGGTATCGGGAACGACCTTATCGAGTATCTCGAGGCCGGTCTTGACCATTGCTGGTATGTCCCAAGTCATCGGCGCTCGATGGCTCTCAGCCTGCCTTCGTGGTCCGCGAGGAGAATGTCGTGGCGCTTGTCGGTTTCGGCGTTGGTCTCCATGCGAATCAAGACGGCCTCAATTTTTTCAACGCGCCCGCTGAGTTTTTCGGAGGCTGCTTCAAACTCACTGCGGGACACGAATTGGCTTTGCAAAATTATTACCACAAGTATCCCGATGGGAGTGACCCACCGGGATGCAATGTCCAGAGTTTTGGTGACGCTCTCGCTCATTAGCTGTTCGCTTGGGCGATGAGGTTGCCGACGATGGCCGTGGTGGCCACATTGGCGAGGCGCTCGGTGTTGAGGGCGTCGGTCTTGGCTTTGACCGAATCGATCTTCGACGCTTCGCTTGCGGCCATGCGGCTACTCACGGAGGCATCCAACTTCGTGGAGTTTGCGTCGATCTCCTGCCTGATCTGAATGGCTGTTGGTCCGCTCGATGTGGTGAGCGTGCGGGATGCGTGGCTCCATATGTCGCTTGGCGTGACGGATGCGGGCGCGTTGGTCAGATTGGTGACGGTCGCAAGCGTGCCGGATGGCGCGAGGCGGCTGCTCACCGAGGCATCAATGCGCCCGAGTTCTGTTGCGAGTTCTGTTCGCACAGCTCCGGCCACTGTTGATGCGGATGGAGCCGAAGATGTCGGGATGCTGTCGATCTTGCCGCCGGTGCGCTCAAGGTCGCTGCGGATCGCGGCAACAATGGCGACTTGATCCACATTGCTGTTGCCAATCGCTCCGACGATGGCGTTGAGCACGGCTTGGCCGTCACCTTCGTTGAGTATTGATGACTCAACTGCGGTTGCAATGGCAGTGCGCTCGGCGCTGGTGAGTGAGTAACCTGTTTTGTCTGCTGCTGCCCAAACGGCAGAGGCGATGGCTGAAGCGCTGGCTGGTGTTGGAATCGAAATCGCTGAAATCGCGGCTTCGACGAGGCTTTGGTCAGCAGGATCGCTCGGCAGGTTGTCGGTTTTGCTCTTGATGGCCGCGATATCGGAGTTTGCTGGTGCGGTGTAGGCGCTGCCTGCAAGGCGGGTGCTTGTGGCAACGTCCACGCGGGCCAATTCTGTGGCCAATTCCGTTCTCACTTGGCTGGCTATCTGGCTCGGCGTAGGCACGGTTGGCGCGTTGGTCAATGTCGTGACCGTTGCCACGGTGTCGCTTGCAGGGTTAAAGGTGCTTGCTGGCACTTCGGCGGTGCCGCTCCAAACAATGCTGCCGCTGCCGACATTGGCTCCAGATGCGAGGAAGGCGACTTGGTATGTTCCGGCTGCGCCAGTCATGTTGCCGCTGTAAAAACCTGTCGAGCCTGTTTCCGGGCAGGAGATGGCGGAGCCGACGGCGGCTCCGGCTTGGTAGCGTTGGGCGGTGACGGTGAGGCCGGTGGTGGCGAGGGCGATGTTAAGTTCGTTTGGCATATTAGTCGTGTTTGGTTAGTTGGCTGGAATCCACTGGCGCTCTACGCGGTCGGCAAACCAGACGAGGTTTGGTTCCCAGTTGCCGTTTTCGGGTTGCTCGATTTTGACGAGGGGGACGATCTGCGGATCGACCCAATCTTCCGGGCAAGGATAGGGGCGAATGGTATCGATGCGTGGTTCGTCGTTTGCGTCCAGCACGATGCTGGCGAGTTCCTTGCGTCCGTCTGCAAATATAAGTCCGTATGTTCTCATGGTGTGGTTTTTGGTTAGTTTCCGAAGGCGATTTCGACGGCATCGACCGAGGCCACCCAGCGCCAGATTGTGGACGCTGTGCCGGTTACGCTGACGATGAGGGCGTCTGACGCATCGCTCGCGGAGAGCGCGATGGATGTTCCAGCGGCGTTGTCTGTGCCGATGGTGACTGGCGCGTAAACCTCGCTTGTGGTGGCTGCAACATTCTTGAGCGCATACTGCCGCATGTAATGCGCGACTGCTCCTCCGGTGCTACTAATGCCACAGATGTTGATTGTCAGAGCCAGAACCTTGCCAGACGGGATCGTGAGGCGGGTGCTGCTTCCGTCCAAAAAAAGCTCGACTGCGGAGTTCGTAGTAGTTTTGCAGCGAAGGACAAACCTTGCGCGTTGGGCGTCGCCGCGAACTGCGAATTGACCCGCTGCATGGGATTGCATAGAATACCTGTCAGACAACGCCCTATATCCACCTAAAATTGATGAAAGATTTCCTGTCGCTCTGTTATCATCTCCACAACCTATAAAAACAAAATCGTTCGACGCTTGATTATCTCTTCCTCCAACTACTGCGCTTGCTAAATTTGCAGCAATATTTAAAACTCCACTTCCAACAAACCCATAATCGCTGGAGCAAGTGTTTCCAACTCCTCCAGCAGCGCTTCCACCACCACATATAACGGAATTTGAACCTGAAGCTAATGATTTAAATCCTCCACCAATGAAAGAGTTCACTCCGCTTGCTGTATTTCGATACCCTCCACAAATTACCGAGTATTGATTGCTGGCTACTTCCGTTGCAAGCGTGCGTGAAAGTTGTAAATCAACTGCATTTGCTCCCCTCGCATTCCCGCCGCTTGCTGCGCCATTTGGCTTCGGCCCTGCAATCAGCGCACCCGTGCCTTTCGGCGTGAGGACGAGCGCGGAGTTGGCCTGTGCAGAGTGCTGGTTCGTTATGGCAACATTTGCTTGAGTGGTTGTGCTAGCGTCGTCGATTACAATGTCGGAGTTTTGCAGTATGGTCCCACCCGTGCCGTCGGCGCGGAGGATGGCGTTGTCAACTGAGCCTGCGGTGAGCGAGCGAGGGAGTGCGTTTGCGATCATGTTTTAGCTGTATGAAAGGGTTTCTTTGGAAGACCACGCGCCGGTGGCGCTGGATTCGGATGATGTTGTGCCTGCTGAAGTGAAGATGGTTCGGACGATCTCCCATCCTTCGGCGTCATAGACGCTGCCGGTGTTGGGAAATTCTGAATACAGGAGAAAGCCGAGGAAGGTGGAGGTGCCGTCGGCGGATAGGTCGAAGGCCCAGACGCGATCGGGGGCGTCTTTGGCTCCCGCGAGTTTGTAGACTTCGCCAGTGCTGGGGTTGCGCGAATAGAGCCGCCTGTCTGTGTGGTTCACACAAATTTCTCCAAGTGCCAGGTCTGAAGAGGCAGGCACTTTCGACGCTACGCTCGAGGATTTGGGCTTGATGATGGGATTTGGCATTGGCCTTTTTTATTCAGCGGATTTTTTAAACTCCCCCCGCTTGGCGAGGCGCTATGTAGCGCCCCGCCGGGGAGTAGTTGCGGTGCTTAGTAGGTGCCGCCGTCGATGACTGTCTCGAGCACGGAGATACGGCTTTCGTGGTCGGCCACGTCGCTCTCGAGTTCGGTCAAGCGGCTGGAGCTGCTGACGTTCTCGAGAGTGGTGATGCGGTTCGACAACGATGTGTCGCTGGTCGCACGGGCGGATTCCTCGTTCGCCACACGGGTGGTCAGTGTGGTGGTGGCTGCGGCTCTGGCAGTCTGCTCGCCGCTGATAGCTGTCTGGCGGTTTGTGACTTCGGCGCTGATTGCAGAAGCATTGCTAACGATATCCGCCTCTGCGGCAGAAACTCGTGTTGTGAGCGAGGTGGCCGCTGAAACGACACCATCGATTCGAAGGCCCAAAGCTGTGTCGTTGGCCCCACGGGTGCTGATCTCGGAAGCGAGGGCGGCGTTGTTGGAGGTTACATAACCTGCGAAGGCTTGATCGTTCGTGGCGTCGACCGAATTGATGAGCGAGACGATTTCCGCGAAAGAATCGGAATTTGCCCCTGCGGCTGACAGGATGGCGTCCACACGATTTTTCTCAGTGGTGATCTTTGCGTCCAACGCATTGTCACCGGACACGCGTGAGGATGCCTCGGCTGAAACAGCGGCGGCGCGGTCGAGAAGCTCTTGAGCGAGGTTGGCTGCGATGACGCCTTCATCGGCGGTGGCCCGTGAAATTTCCGAATTCAGATTTGTGGTGAGTGTCGAATCCGCGCTGGAACGCAGGAGTGCCTCGGCTGCTACGGCGTCAGAAACGAAGGTCTTCTTAGCGAAGACATGCTCGCCGCCGATTGGCAGGACGCCTTCGGCTGTGCCGATGAAAAAGGATTTGTTTGTCGTGTCGAATGCAACTTCGCCGACTTGAAGCGAGACCGGCGTGCCGGAACCGCGTTTGATTTTGAGGATGGGATTGGCCATTTTGTTTTAGGTGTTGGTTGTTTGGGTTACTCTGGGTGGGAGATTGTCAAAAAGTTCCAGCATCGATGACCGGCAGGAGGAGTGCGTAACTGCTCGCGGCTTCGCTCCACCGCCAAGGGAGGCCCGTATCGAGCGCGACGTAGAGGCGCTTCGTGCGGCCGGTGCTGGGAAAGGCAGAGCGGTTTGGATACTCGACGATGGCGTTCGTCTCTTCGGGCAGGACGAGCGTGAAGTTCGAGAGATCGAGCTGCTGGGAAATGTTGGATTCGGTGATCGTCGTCATGCGTAGGCCAATGTCTCCCGGTTGAGCCACGATCCGGTGGCGGTGGCGGTGGCGAGCACTCGCCCGGCGGCGTTGAGCGTGGTGCGGCGGATAGTCCAGCTTGTGGCGGTTTCTGGCAGAGCTGGCGCGGCGGGGCGGTTCGCGTTTAGCAGGCGCCCGCTGTAGGTGGTGAGGCCGTTGGCGCTTTGGTCGAAGGCGTAGATGTAGAGCGTGGGGTCGATCGGGCGCTCAACGGTGCGGAGGCCGAGGGCGGTGAAAACGATCTGCTGTCCGGCGGATGGATAGTCGTCGAAGATGATCTTGCCGGTGGCAAAGTTGACCATGTAGTCGGTGCCGGGCGACTGCGTGACGCCGTTCAGCGACACGAGGACATGCGATGGGTCTGCACTGGCGAGGCCGCTTACGGAGTAAGTGTCCGTCAATCCGTCCGCGATGTGGGTGGTCGTGACGATCGAGATGCCGGGCGCGCTGGCGATGATGTAGTCTGAGAGTCCCGTGATCGCTGTCGCTGGGTGGGTGTGAGCGGATGGCGCAAAGGTTGCGGGTTTGCCTGTGAGGCTCGACCAATCAACAGGGGGTGAGACTTCCACGACGGCAGAGGCAAAGTCGGTGATGTCGCTTGCCGTGTGCGTGTGGATGGTGTCGGCTTTGGAAAGCTCAACCCAAAGTTTGAATGCTGGCGATGCGGCGGGATCGAATTCGGCCCAGTAGCTGGTTCCTGGAGGATAGCCGGGATTTGGTTCGCCAGTGCGGATGTAGAGTGCGCCGCTGTAGCTTACAACTTGTCCTGGGAAGTAGTCTGCCCCGTTGTTGTAGGATCCTCGGTAATCGACGGGCTGTGGCTGGAGAGCGGTGTCGGCCTTGGCACCTTGGGCGGCTGTGGCCTTGCCGTTGATCTGGGTGTGGAGGCTACCGATGCTGGCGGCGGCTTCGGCGATCGAATCGAGCGCGGCAGGGTCCAGATTTGCAGCGAGGAAATCGATGCGCTGGCCGAGCGCGGTGTCTGCGGTTGCAAGGAAGGCGAGGTCGGCATTCAGGCCGGTGATCTCGCTCTTAAGGTGCGTGTGGGCCGATGGCGCAAAAGTGGCAGGCTTGTTGAGCACGCTGGCCCATGTGGGAGGAGGAGCGAGCACTGCAATGGCTTGCGCGGTCCGCAGCGGGGTCATCCACTTTTCGTTCGAGGTGCCTGCGGTGGCTTCGGCCTGGGTGGCCTTGCCGTCTGGCACGGCTGCGGGCGTGCCTTCCGTGCCGAGGATGACCGAGTTCTGGATCTCGATGCCGAGGGTCGCCGTGCGGGTTGCCTCGCCTGTTCGCGTGTAGCGCACTTCGAGGAGGGCATCGGCGCTGGCGGTGCTGCCGGGGAAGAGGTCTTCGACCGGCTGCGTGTAGAGATCGAGCGTGCCGCTGTCGGCGATGGCGAGGAAATTGGCGTCTGAAAATTTGCTCTTCAGCGCAACGCGGATGCTGGCGCCTGATGGCGTGGCGACTGCGGCTCCGCGCTGCACGAAGATGACCTCCACCGGCATGATGTCGCGGCGCTTCAACACCAGCGTCGGCAGCGCGGCACTGCTGGCTGCGCTCTTGACGAAACGCCGGGTCGAGATGTCGATGAAAAGTTTCATGCCGCTGCCTGCGGCAGGGTGTCAAATCACCGCATCAGGAGCGGGACGGAGCGGGAAGGACGGGCTCCCACTTGCCGAGTGGACAGCGCTCGGTGGCCATGCGGAGCTTTGCCCAAGTTGAGCATTTGCAAATGCGACATCGTCCTGTTCCACCCATTGCGGCGGCGTCCCACTCTGGACAGGCGTGGCAGGTGGCTTCGCGGGCGGCGAGCATTTCTGGCGGTGTGGTAGGTAGGCCGGAGGCGGTCCAGTTGACTACAGATTGGCCAAAGCTGCTGAGCTGATCCAAGAATGTGTTTTTTTCTGCGGTCCACTTTGGCTCTGGCAGGGGGCAGCTTAAATCTGGCTTTGCAATTTGGTTTGCGGTTTTGCAGGTGACATAGTCTTTGCAGCTTTTGCACGCCTGCAATCGGATTTGCATAGTGGCGCTCGAGGTTATAGCTCCCATCCTGTCTTGGGGTTGAGTGGCACATTCATTTTTCTTGCCCACTGCACATCGACTCCCGAAAGGGTGAACAAATTGTGAGTCGCTTGGTCTTCCTCAAAGACCTTGTATTCGATGCGCGTATTGCTCGATGGAGCTGAGATGTCGGTTGTTTGTTCTTTGTAGGTTTCTCCAGCGGCAAAATCGAATTTGAACTTTTCCTGAACCACTGACATTTCTCCGGTGAGCGTATTTGTGGTTCGTTTTCTCACCACGGCATCAAAACTTTGAGCATCTGAAAAAGCGTAAGGAATACTCAGGCTCACAAACAATTCGGCTGATTTTGTTTTGGAGATATACAGGTCGTGTTCCGTTGCGCTGTTTTCAAAATAGCCAGCTGAGTAGGTGGATTCGGAAGCCAGATATTCGTTTAGTTCCGACTGTAGAGTCCCGCTTGTGACTTCGTCGCTTAGGTTGACTTCGATCTTATGCTCGACATCTTGCCCGCCACACTTGATGACGGATTTCCAGACTCGTTTGGTTTCAGTCTCTTCGACTAATGGCGGGAGATTCATTTCGCTGGCGTATACTTCCCATCGATCTGGGAATTGCCTAAAAATAGGATAATAGGTTGGGCAGAAAACATTTTCAATAAAACCAAATCGCTCGCTTTGAATTGCTAACAGTTGCCAATAAAGCGGCGAGTTAGCCGTAAAGGTATTGCCGTAATTCCTCGGATCGATGTTCAGCTCTGGGCACCCTGCAAATTGCCCGGTCACTTCGGCTTTTTTAAAAAAACGAGGCGCGTTCGAAGATTGTGTAAAAGCGGGAAAGCCAAATTTTGTGATGCTGGCCGATTTGTAGGACAACCCCACTGTGGCTGAAGCGCGCGCTGGCAGGCCGACCACATCGACAACCGTGTCGATTTCAGCAGGCACATCGATGAAGTATGTTTCTGAGCGTCCGTAAAGGACAAGAAAACCTTCTTCTGGTTCTCCTTCAGGAAAAGTAATTGATTCTTCAAAATCCTCGTAGGTTGTTTCGGGCTCGCCTACAATCGCGCATTCCTCACGAGTGAAAACTCTGGTGCGCTGCCGCCACTTTACGATTACCGGACCGTCATTAGAGCAGTAACCGATGGGCCGTTCTACGACGATTCGGTATTGCATTTTTTGAGCCGACGCAGAGGCTTTGTTCGCTGAACGATTAAAATTAAACCCCGCGTCGTGGCATTGGAGTTCGTAGGTGGCTTCGTAGCAATGTTGCCCTCCGGGTATGGGAGGATTTGGCGCAAGTCTTACATACTCTACCTTGCGATTTTCACCAAATTCGATGGATTCAAAATCGCATACAGTGCTTTGAATCCGGCTTTCTACTGTTGAAAGAAGCTGCGCGGGTGTGTGCTCGTTGCTGAGTTGAATTGTGAAAGTCCATGTGCCTCCCTGTGGCGGAGCTTTTGCCGTGTAAGTCTGAGATGTTGGAGTTGTGACTATATCAAAACCGCCAAAGTTTACTGGAAGCCAGGGAGAAATATCACCTTCCGCCTCGGCTCCATCGCCATAGACTACTTTTACGCAACCGCTCTGAGGGTCGGTCGTTACATTTGTGTTTGCACCCCCAGAAGAAGAACTAAATGTTTTATTAAGGTAAAATTTCGCCGCACATCCTGTGGGTTGAAATTCTTGAAACCCATACATAACCGCCTCGGCGGAGATTATTTTTGTTTCAACTTCAAAAGCAAACCCCGGACAGCATTCGGCGCACGGCAGCGTGCGGTCAGGATCGTTGCATTCCGGCATTTTTTAAGACTCTGTGGATGGAGCAAACCACGCCCACTGGCGAGATTGACTGGTGCAGTTGTAAGCGCCCATGACCATTGCTCCTGAGACATAGCCTCGAATCACCTGAAAAATCTGCGTGATTGCGTCATCCACTACCACCACATTTCCAATCGTGAGATAGACTTTTGCAGGTCGCAAACCTGTTTCTGCTGCGGGGGTCGTGCCTTTTTTCACCACATGAGAAACCACGCTGGCATAGCCGCCGTCTTCGGAATAGGTCAATGTCGCCTCGGCGTAAAAGTTGCAAGATTCAGAGCAAACAAACTCTTCGTTGAGGTTGCCTTGTATCCTATTATTGATAATTCCTTGCCGAACTTTTACTTTTAACTTCTGATCCTCTGGCGCGCTACCTGTGCCGAGATATGGGCTGTTGTAAATTTGCCACGGGAATATGTTTTCCACAGTGCCGCCGCCTGCCAAGCGCTGGGGCTTTAGCGAGACCACCGTGCCATTGACCGTCTCGGTGAGTTTGATGCCGACGCCTGGGAGGACTCGAGCGCGTCGCACCGAGTCCATGGCCAAGTTCAGGTCAGCGGCTGCAAGCGGCGCGCCTTTTTGGAAAGTGGGAATAACCATTGCCTAAGTGCCGTAGATGTCGGCATTCCACCCGCCGGGGCCGGAGGAGATGTATTCGCGTGAGACTTCCCAGTTGTTATCTGCATCTGGCGAGGCATCAATGCCGGTCAAGAGCCAGTTTGATCCATCGCTTAAACCTGGTGCTCGTGCCGGATCTGAAATTTTCCCAAGCTCAGTGATGGTCGGTTCGCTCGTGCTGGCGTCTACCAATCGCAACGTGAGGCGCGGCTGAAGGTAATCCGTGAAGCCTTTTAAATAGAGTTCGATAAATTTTTGAAAGCCGGTGCTGTAAGTCGTGAGGGTTTGTGTGGCGATGTCGGTGCCTTCTTTCTGCCACTTATCCCATGTCTTCCACTCGGAGTCTGTGACGGCCCATTTTCCGTTAGCTTGAAAATAGGGATGAGTAGCCAGTGGCTCCTGGGAGGCCGTGCCGGTGAGGGAGTAGGTATCGCCGACCGTGCTATCCACGATGTCGTATTGCAAAGTGGCACGTCCATCGGCCAAAGATTTTCGGACATTACGAATACTGCTGCCGGACGGCTTTGCAATCGCGTCTTCGGTCGTTGCGCCGATTTCTTCCAGCGTCACGGTGGTAACGCCTCGGTTGCGATTGTTTACGGTTTTTTCGCGGCGGGTTTCGACGGCCATAGTTTAAGCGAGGACAGGGGTTGAGTTGCCGCCAATGCGAGCCGCAATCTGGCGGAGGAATTGGGTTTGCTTGCGCGTCTCATCGAGCAGCGCGGTGGGCGCACCGGCAATGCCGCCGCCACCACCGATCTTTGCCAGGCTGCTGGCAAAGAGTGGCTGATTGGAGGCTTGTTTACCTTGGTCGGCCTCCCCGCCAAAGTTGCCGAGTGCCGGGAGCTTGGTGCCTCCTGGTGTGTTAATAGCTGGCAGGGCGGCTTGGGCTTTGGTTTTGAGAGATTCCACGGTAGTCCCGAGGCGGGCAAAAGTTTCGTCCAGATTGGCCTGCACGCCGGAAACATCCACGGCACTACTGGCTCCGTCGAAACCTTGCTGGAATCCATTTCCTGCGGCGGCGAGTGTCGCGCCGATGCGTTGCTTGGCGGCGTCCATGAACGGCGTGAGCTTGTCGGCTCCAGAGGCGAGATTGGAGTCGGCGCTGCCTTGGAGAGATTGGCCAGCTCCTTTGATTGCCGCCATTGGTTTTTCAAGCATGCCGGCGAGGCCAGGGATTTTTGAAAACAGCGACAGAGCCTCGGCAATGATACCCAGTAGCTTTGCTCCAAACGCTTGAGCAGCGCCAATCAACGCATCCAGCATGCCCTTCCAGAAATCCGGCTTTGTCACGAAGCCAAACATTGTGACGGCATTCTGCATCAACTCGGGCAGGAGCGCGCCGAGTGCAGCCATGATTCCTTGCAGGCTAGCCCAAAGGAAATTCACAGCATTCCCCAGCGAGATTTTTATCGAGTCGCCCATGATCGACCAGATCGAGCCATCTGTCATGGCGGTGATAAACATGGCGGCTGCGCTCCCGATCTGCTGGCCAAGTGCGGTGAAGTCCATTTTGTTGAACTCTTCCACGAGCGGCAGGATCGCGGGGGCGATGGACTCTGCCATGCCGACAAAGACACCTTGGAGCTTGGTGCTGGCTCCATTGAGAAGATCGGAGACGCGGTCGAAAACAGCGGCATTTTTGTCCATGACGCCAGCCTGCGACCCGAGCGTGTCCGCAGCAGTTGCCAGCGCGCCAGAGTCGCCGAATAGCGTGAGCATCTTGCCTCCGCTTTTGCCGAAGATTTCCATGGCGGTGGCGGCTCGGGCTGTTGGGTTCTCAATGCCATTGATCGCTTCGCCGATCTTCTTGAAAGCCTCGTCAGGAGACATGCTGGAAAGTTCTTCAGCGGACAATCCCACACGAGCCAGGGCATCTGCTGCGGGACCGCTCCCACCAGCAGCATCAGCCAGCGCTTTTTGCATCTTGTTAATGGTCTTCCCCACTTCTCCAGCACCGATCCCCGCTTGGTCAAATGCGGTTTGCAGGAGCATGACTTTGCCAGTTGTCATGCCGGTCTGCCCCGCGATGTCGGAGAGAGCGCCGCCTAGATCGAGGGCTTTCTTCACGCCTACGGCAGCCACGCCCAGCGCGGCAAATGCGGCGGCACCCGCAGCGGCCACGCCGACCATGGCGGGTTTGAGGGATGCGACGGATGTCTGAGCTTTTTTTATCGCGGTCTGAAGACCTGTATCCTTGGCTCCCAGTGTGACTGTTACGTCGGCCATATTATTGTTGGAGGCCCGCCTCCTTGGTTTTCTGCTTGCGAATTGCGTGGTTCATCATGCTGAAAAATTTTCGACGGGCGAGGTTGACCGCAAAGGATTGGCCGTTTCCGGAAAGAGTTTCTCGAGCGTAGCGGACGCCGTTTTTGAGTTTGATTTCCCAAGAAAAGCCTGTGGCTTTACGGTCGTTTATAGACCCTTTTGCTTGTGCCATGTTTCGCCGCACCCACGCTGGAATGCCGCGCAATGGTTGGCGCGTATCGGCTTTGCATGCGGCAGCCGCAATGCCCCACCCTGCTTTTGCAAGACCGACTTTTTTTAGCGTTTCCTTTAGATATTTCCGATAGGCGGCTTGCTTGATAATTCCGCGATCCAGCATTTTGAGCGCTTTAGTCGTCCCGTCAGGAGAGCGGTTTTTTTTATGAAATGTTTTAGCTGACTCAGCGCTTGCAATCGTTTCCTGTGTGTCACGCGCCCATACGATGCTCGACTTTGTGTGGACAAGCACTTCGCGCCCTTCTTTGCCCATATTCATAACGGCCCGCCACCAAGCGGGATTTACGATTGTAAAAATACTACGAAGATTTCTTGTGATCTTTTTTTCACCTCGTTTTTTTGCTGCTACGTTAGCCCCTTTGGGCGCTGTGTTTTTTGCAAGTTCAACGGCGCAGAGCCGCCCGGCGTTATGGACAAGTTGGCGAACTTCCTTGCCCACGACTTGCTCGTATTTACGCATCTTGCTAAGCATCTTCGCGTCGTCGATTTTTATGGTGGGCGCTGGCATTTTATTCGTCGTCCTCGTCAATAGTTGGCAGCGAAGTCAAAAGCGAGGCGAGGTCGTGCTCGGCCGGGGCGGAGGGCTTGACGGTCCAGACGCCATGCGCGCGCAGGGCGGCGTGTTGGTAGGCCAGCGCGCGGTGCAGTGGAAGTTCCCATAGTATGTAGTGTTCGGGCCATGCGGTTTCTCGGGCCAGGGTGAAGACCATCGAGGCGGCCTGCCCTGGCTCAATTAGTTTGGGGGGATGTTTTCCTCTTTCTCTCCGGGCTTGGATTCGACGCTGAAGGATGCTGCGCTTACTTGCTCCCCGATTCGGTTCAGCTCGGCGCTGAGTTCACCCACTCGGGAGAGGTCGATCGAGAACATAAAAGCGTCGATGGCTTCATCCGATTTGCCTGTGTGCACGGCGCGCAGGACGTCGGCAATCGGTGCGCTTTGTAGCCAAGCGACGGCGGCGAGGTTGCGCATCTGGTCGGCCTCGGAGAGCGTCCCATCGATGGTAATCCCAAGGCGCTGCATGAGGTGGAATGAGCCAATACTGAATGGCCGCATTTTTAGCCCGGCGACCTCAAGCATGTCGGGGCTGAGAAACATATAGTCGGATTTTGGGTCGATCATTTGAGGTAGGAGAGGAGTTTTTCTTTTTTGTCCTGGGGAAGCTCGGCGGGGATCGTGACCATGCGGTTGCCGCGTCGGAGCACGGCAGCGGGAGTCATGGCGCGAATCTTGTCACGCAGCTCGGAGAGGTGGCGGGCGCTCCACCGCATAAACGCAATCGGGTGGTGTGAGTGCTCGAGGCACCACTGCTCGCTCTCGTAGCGGCTGCGGAATTCTTCGAAGTCAATTTCCTCTCGGCCTTCTGCTGTCACAAAAAGCCCTTTGCTGGAGCCGTCGATAAACCACTCAACTTTGCGAAGCGGTCCCTTCTCCGTCTGTTCAACGGTGTCGCGGAATCCACCGGAGTCTACGAGCCGGAATCCGCTGGTGAGCGCGTCGGCAATGAGCCGGGTATTTGCCGCGTTGAGCGGGTTGTTGCCGTAGCGCACGCGGCCATCGGCGTTTTTTTCACCGAGGCAAAACTCGGTGATGTAGTGGTAGCTGTCTCCTGATTTCATAATGTGATCGGTAGGCAGACGGCCGGTCTGCGAGCGGGCGCTTGTGCGCGGTTAGGTAGCTGACGGGAAGGCTTCTCCCGAGTATTCCCAAGACTCCCAGTCGTCATTGTTCGTCTGGTTTTTGATTGAGTTGATGATGACTTTGCCCGTGACGCCGGAGGGTTTGCCAGTGCCTGCGGCATTTATTGATACAGGGCAGACCGCCCCCTTGCCGGACACGGTGAAAGAAAACTTGGGGTCGAATACGGCGGCTTTTGAGTATTTCCCTGCCTTGTCCACTAGGATCGAAACCTCGCCTTGTGAAGTGACTTCCACGCTTTGCGCAGTGGTGTGTGTAACTAAATTTATTCCGATTGCGGTTGGTGCGGCCATAGGTCAGTTCGAGGCAAATTGTTGATAGGTGACTTCGTAGTCAGGGAAATCCTCGGCGGATTCGGAGGTTTTTGCCGAGGTGATGACAGCTGTGCCGGTCACATTTGCATTAGCCGTAACGGCCGGAGCGTAGCTTCCCTTGCCCTTGATCACGATTTCTGTGGTGGTCACGCCTTTCAGCACGGCGAGTTTTGTCACGCCACTCGTATCACGCACGGTTGCAATCTCGGCAGATTCGGTTTTCGTCGTTTCTTGAACGAAACCCGAAGCCGGGTCTGTGACGCCAAAAAGATCAATCGTTGCAAAGGCCATGGTTATTCGGTGGTGGTGGGTTCGGCTGGGACGACCAGCGTAAAATAAATTTCCTTCTTCGTGCCGCCTGCGACTGGCACAGAGCCGATGCTTGCAAAGGCTCCGGCAGCGTTTGCCTCTTCGACAAGGGCGGTGAGTTTTTCAAGAAGCTCGCTCATTTGCCTTGTTTCAGTTGTCAAATTTCTCGGACACCGATCACAATCTCGGCCGTCGTGTGCAGGCGGTCATTTTCCCTCGCCTCCGACCAACTTGTGAGATGCCGCCCGCTGAACGCGAGCGCTTGTGGAAAAAATGCCGAGACGCCCGAGAGGTTCGCACCAGCGCGAAGCGAGGCAGCAAGCGAGCGGTGCATTTCCAGCGAATCCTCAATGACGGCAGGCGTTGAAAGCGTGATCTGCACGGTGGCTCTGTAAAGGCCAGCAACAGTGCTGTTCGCGTTATCACACGAGACGACAACAACCGGCATGTCTCCGGGGATTTCTTTATCATCGGTGGCTGTGTGAATGGCTACGCCCTCCAACTCGGGAAGGTCGTGCAGGTAATTTGCAACCGCATTTTGGATTTCAAGAGTCATAGTGAGGAGCCTGGAACGATGGTGGTGACGAACTCAAACGGCGTGCCGGTCTGCTCGCGCACGGTGGCAATGGTGTAGGTCTTGCCATCGATCAAAAGCTGCTCGCCACGGCGGGGAGCGGATTGCACGGACGAGGCCAGAAAGCGTGCGGTGAATTCGCCGCCTTGGCGCAGGCCGCCGGTCTCGAGATCAAGACCGATGGCGATGGCGGACAGGCCGACGCGGATGCTCTGCCCGCGAAAGGTAGCAGGCTTGCCGAGGAGCGTATTGCGCGCCGTGGCAGCTAGGTTTTCGAGGTGGTCTTTTTGCGCAGGCGACATGCCTGTGCAGGGGTGTCAAAAGCAGAACGCCCGACCGGAAAAGGCTAACCGGTCGGGCGTTTGCGGGTGCGGGATGCGGGATTAGGCGGCTGGGACGATGAGGGACATCGTGCCGTCAGTGAGGCCAGCGGCGGCTCCGAACATCACTTCCAGGGATGCGATGAGCGAGCGAGTAGTTTTGTCGCTGTAGACATTGTAGGCCACGGTGAGGCCGATCTCGTCGAGAGTGACCGAGTCGGATATCATGTAGTCGTTATCCGCAAGAGCAGGAACGGCGGCGGCCATGACGAGCGCTTCGGGTGAGCAGGCGAACCCTTTGAGGTTAGCCTGGCCGCCGAATACGGTGGCGTAGTGAACCCCGTTCTCGAAGCCGTAAGCTCCATCACCGAGGTTCAGCGCTGTGGTGCTAGTCGGGATGAGATTCGAGTAGATGACGGGCGAGACCACGAGGCCTTTGCGCATGCTCTTGTGGACGGCTGCCCAGAGCTTGGGAAGAGCGCCAGAGTTTGCGTTGATGCCGGACTCGGCAGAGGTGACGGTGGCGGCGCCGAAATTGGCAACGGTCACAGGGGCAGTGGCGAGCAGCCAGATTTTGTCGGCAATGGCGTCGAGATTGATCTGGATGAGGCGCTCCAAGCGGTGTGCGGATTGGAGGTCGCTGTAGCTCAAACCAAATGGCTGATAAACATGGTCAAGAGTGACACTGGCTTTGCCGAGTGTCGTTCCGCCGATGCTGTTGAATGTGGTGGGGTTCACCGATGTGGCAGCAGTCGCAGAGGCAATGGCAACATGGACCGTGTCTTTTGGCTTCTTAACATCGGAGGAGAAATCCGAAGCGAAGAGGTTGAGAGCGCTGAGGCGCTTGCTAAGGATGGTTTTGGTTTGTGCGGAGATAGAATCCGCAACCAAGGATGAATCGAATGTATTGGGCATTTTGGTGGTGGTTTTGGTTGTTGGTGTCGGGTTCTCCTCGGCTTACGCTTTGGAAACTTTATTGCGGTGCGCCCAGATGGCGGCCTTGTGCTTGGCAAATAGGGTGGATGCGGCTTTGCGGTCGCCGGACTCGATGGCGGCGAGATACTCGGCCACGGGATCGGCGGCTTCTGGAGCGGCATTTTCGATGAGCGGGACGACGCGGGCGGGAGCCAAGCCGAGGCTGGCCTCAAGGCGGGCAAGGGCTTCGCGTTCGCGGGAAAGTTGGCCCTTGGCGGCGACGAGCTCGGCTCGGAGCGAGTCGCGCTCGGCGGAGATAGCGTTGTATTTTGCCAGGATGGAGTCGGCGGCGGCGAGTGCCACGGGAGCGGCAGGCTCTTCGGTGACGGGCTTTTGGGTTTCTTCCTCGCCGGCGGGTTGCTCAACGGGAGCGGATTCGCTCACGACGGTGGCCTCGGGGGTCTCGGTGAGCGCTGGCTCTTCGGCGATGATTTCGGGTTCGGATGGATTTTCCATTTGCAGGGCGCGGGCTGTCAAATCGGCGGGAGCGTTGCGATACTTCGCCAGGGCGCGGAAATTTGCGGAGGCTGCGAGAGCCATGCCGTCGGTGATCTCATCCACAAAACCGGCGGCCTGCGCCTGCTCGGCGGTGAACCAGGTCTCGGCATCCATCCACTGCTCAATGAGCGCTGGCTCTTGGCCGGACTTCGCGGCGTAGGCGTTCACCATGTTTTGCCGGATGCGGTCGAGAAGCTCGGCCTGCTTGCGCATCTCGGAGGAGTCGCCAACGGCGGATCCCCAGGGATTGTGAATCATGTAAAAACCATTTTCAGCCATTCTCACGGGGCTACCTGCCAGGCTGATGACCGTGGCCATACTGGCCGCAATGCCCTCGATCTGGACCTCTACATTTCCTCTCCGCTGGAGCGCTGTGAAGATGGCATTGCCGTCGAACACCTCTCCGCCAGGGCTGTGAATCTTGAGGAGTATGGAGTGGTCGGCAGGGACAGCTTGCAAATCGCCGATGAATTGCTTGGCAGAGACGCCAAACATTCCGATCTCATCGAAAATGGAGATTTCGGTTTGCTTGAGCGCAGGTTTGTAAGAAAGGGCATACCAGGAGTTCACGCCTCCGGTGGCATGTCAAAAGGCGGGGCTGGATTTTCCAAAGAAAAACGAGTCGGTGCCGAAGCGGTGCTTGGCGACCTGGTATCTCTGCTGAATCTCACGCCGCTCGGCGGTGCGGCTCCAGAAATAAGCCTCGGCGCGCTCCATGTCCGCGCCCAACCGCGCGCACCAGGCAGACTCACGCAACTCAAGGCAGCCAGCGGATGTCTGGAGGTGGATAGCTTTGCGACCTCTCGTCCTACGTATTTGCATATTTGCGGTGGCGGATGTAGTCGGCCAAGTTGAGTTGCACGGGTGGCTCTGGCTTAGGCTGCGGAGCAGGCGGCACGCTGTAGAGTGGACGCCCGAGCTTGGCGCGCAGGGCGTTCAGAAACGGAAGGTGCTCAGACTTGGGCTGAAGTGCGGGCGACTTCATGCGAGGGGAAGACATCGGCGGGGTTGAGGCCAAGGGCTGCGCATTTCTCCTGGCGGCGGAGGTAGCCAGAGATGATGGCGTCTTCGGTTTCCACGGAATTGATGCCATGGATGTCGCAGTAGTATTCCCACGACATATAGCCACTATCGAGGAGTTGGGCATACAACCTGCCATCCCTGCCGTTATCGACGGTGATTTTCTTTGGAGCGCGGAAGGAGCAACGCCACCAATCGTCTCCTGGGTAAGGAAGTCGGCCCGACTGGATCTCGTGCCACACCCAGTATTTCCAAAACGGCCTGCAAAATTGATCGACGAGCATTTGCTGCAAGCGCTCAAGGAAATTCTGCGCAATCTCCAAGATGCCTCGAAACTCGGTGCCTGCGGCTCCAGTCGTAAGCATGATAGCCTCGGGCGGAAGGCCGATGCCTCGAGCGATCTCGCCCATGATTGTATTGATGAAAGGCTCGAAGGAAGTTCCGGGGTGCTCGTTTTTGAAACTCTGAATGGATTCGCCGGGGCGGAGCTTGGGGATTAGTGTGCCGTTGTAAAGGGTCTCGGTGGTGATGTCCTGCGGGACAACATCACCACTTTGAAGGCTGGAGAGGCCGCCGCCGAGGCGGACGGCTTCATTGCTGGTGATGGCAAACGCAATTTGAGCGCCTGCTTTGGCAGAGCCTTTTTCGTAGGCGAGATACTCCAGAAGATCGTGGCAATTCACGATGGCGTTATGCAACCATGAGACACCGCGTGGGTAGCCCGAGCGCCGCACATGTCGGAAGTGGAGTATATCGGAGGCGGGGACATCCTGGTATTTCCCGGCCGATCTGTCGGTGATGACGCGGTAAGAGACCGGCGCTCCATATTTGTCGAGAAGCACGCCATCAAAGGCTCGCTCGCTGGAATCGGCTGTGGAGCCTACAGTTTCACCGCCAAGAAAACGAACGCGAGCAGCACCGGCATCCGTCTTCAGAAACTGCGCGAAGAAGTCGCCATCGACCGCAACCTGGCGAATGATGAGGCTCTGCGCGCCAAAGAAATTGACCTGTGCGGAGGAATCAAAAGACCACGCCTCGGCACAGGCGCGGTCCAGAAATGCGCGCTCGGCGAGGCGATTCCACTCGGCATTTGCTGTCGTAGGCTTCGGGCGAATGCCGGTGCCGACCGCTCGCTGTGCCAAATGTTCGATGAGGTATGAAGCGACGCCGAGGTTGTTGTAAAGCCAGCGACTTTTTTTCAGCAACTCGATGCGAGTTTGCGGCGGGGCCTCGCGCTTGGGGTCCACGGTATTAAGGACGATGAGGCCGCGATTGCGGGAGAACTCAGCGGCTTCGTAAGCAGCGGCTTTTGGCCGACCTGCACCGGGGCGAGCGCCGCCGCGATTTGATTTGTTTGAATTTTTTTTGATTTGCGGCACGCATGCTGTGGCGTGTCAAACAGGGGAGGCGTAGAGAGAGCGGTCCACAACAGCGCACAGGGAGCGCGGCGCGTTGCCTTCGGCATAGACCTCCATGATCACGGCGAGGCGGGCGGTCTTGGGAAGATCACTGACCTGCGCGCCGGTGCCGGTGCCATCTCCCGAAAGGCTGGTGATGATGGTTTCCTCGATGCCGGACTCCACCGCTGCGGCCATGGTAAGAAGCTCGGCCTTTGATTTGCCGAGGGCTTTCAGATAGGCCTTGTAGCCTGCGCGTGCGGTGTCGGATGCGGTCACAAGCGGATCGACCTGTCAAAAGGGAGACTATTTCAGAACCCACCACGCAACTCCGTGGAGTTTCGAGCAGTCGCCGTAGTGATCTTCGGCGACTTTTTTCCAAAAGAATGGAGCAAGGCGAGAGTTTTTGTTTTGAAGGAGTTGTTGGCCACTATGGCCGGAGACGAAGTCTTGGCCAATGTCGGCAGGGAGGTGGAGCGGTGGGGGCATCTTTTTATTGATGCGCTCGAGGTAGAGCTCGAGCTTCGCGGTGTGGTCGATGTAGGTGACGAGGCGAAGGCCGGGGTAGCCGTTGATGGCGCTTTGGTTCCAAGTGCCGAAGGCGGCGGTGGAGCCTTTAGATGGAATGAAGAGGCCGCCGCTGCGGGAGCATATAGAGTAAACGCGCTCGGCACTCCATCCGGAGTCGATGAGGCCGAAGCTGGGGGTGAAGATTTTTTCGCCGAAGGCATAGCGGCGGGCCTCGAGGAACGCGGGGCTGATGAGATCCTCGATGGCGAGGACGGTGCCGTAGTCGATGACCCACGACTCGCCGCTCTGGATGCGGGCCTCGACGGTCCAGTGGGTCTGGCGTTCGCCGGGGTCGGCGCAAAGGGTAAGCACGAGTGGCTCGACGGGGAGCTCGCGGAGGCGGTAGTCGGGCGACCGAAGGGCGAGGATGGCGTCGTCTTTGACTGTTGCCGCGCGGTTTTCCCACGGCAGGCCGAGGAAGTTATTGTGGAAATCGTGTAGCCCTCCCGGGGTTTCTTTTTTCTGGAGGAAGATGCGGGCGAGATCGCCCCAGGAGATCTGTGGCGAGTAGAGCGCGGAGATGTGGCAGGAGATGTGGTCTGCGTGGGCGCGGGGATTTGAGGCGACCCACTCGCCACGGCGGATGATGTCGCTCTGCATGGACTGAGGCCAGCGGGCTTCGCATGACTCGCAAGCGTAGGTGGTATCGCGCTCGACCCCGGCGAGGTCCCACTGGGAGGCGAGATCGCGGTGATGCTCGGGCCACTTGAGTTGCTCAAATCGGAGGTGCTGCATGTGCAGACACTCGGGACATGGCACATAAAAGCGGTGCTGGCTCCCGGCAAGGAACTGCGTCCAGATCGCGCCGCTCTCGACGGTGGGTGTGGAGGTGAGGCAGGCCTTCGAGACGCGACGGTAGAAATTCAAGCGCGCCATGGCGAGCTCGAGGGCCGGGGCCTCAAGGGAGGAGTCGTCTGGCCACTTGTCCACCTCATCGGCAAAGAGGTAGCGGATTGCGCGACTCGCCAAATTTCCCTCGGAACAGGCACCGACGAGTTTGATCGTGCACGTGGAGAAGTGCATCTCGGTCTTGCGGAAATCGTCATCGTTTGAAGGGAGCAGATGCTTGATAGCTTGGCAGGAGCGCAGGCGCGGATGGAGCTCGCGCTCAGACCAGGACTTGGCGTTTTCGTTGGTGCTGGTCACATACAAGATCGGGCCGGGGTCTTCGCTGATCGCCCACATGAGGCAGTTCGCCAACCAGGTGGTTCCTCCGACCTGAGCGGACTTCACAAAAGTGAGTTGCCGGATTTTCGTATCCGAGAACCACAAGTGGAGCTGCCGGAGATAAGGCGTGTAATCGGCATCGTAGCGACCAGGTCGTGGCGAGAAGCGCTTGTCGAGGTGGACATTTTCTTGAGCCCACTCCAAAGCGGAGGGACGCCGACCGGGGTCCCAGATGCGGTCGAGCTGTTCTTGGAGCTCTTCAAGCAGAGAGGCCATCCAGTCTTATGTCTTTCGCCGCGCGCATGATCTCATCGGTCTCGGCGCGGACCTTGGATGCAATGTCATCGCCCACTTGCGGCAGCAGGGAGAGCAGCCGGTCAGGTAAATTTGTGACGGCAGCCGCGATGGCCGCCGAGTATTGGATAACGAGCTGGATGGCAACCTTGCGAGGCACCATGTCTCCTGACTCCCGTTGGATCGAGGGCGCGTCCTTTTCCAACCGGCGCAACGCCTCGGCATGCTGGAGCCACATGCGCCTGAGCGCCATCTCCGCATCCAAGTCGCCGGTGAGCTTGGCAAGTTCGGCCCGCTCGCGCAGGTCGGCCGTGGCCTCCTTCATCTTCCGCACCTGGTTGTCGAGGGCCAATTCCTCATCCGTCCACTCTCGTGCCGGTGCCGAGGTAGCCTGGGCCGGTGCAGCCGCCCCCATTGGCACCATCCCGGCGACCGCTCTGGCAGCCAGAAATCCATTCCAGCGCGGATCCGCCGAGTCGCGCCACTTGCGCACGGCACGAGTTGTCACGCCGTGCTTCGCAGCACATGCCTTGATGAGGTCCGCTTGTTCCCTTCCGTGACGCATAGGTGTTTACGGAACGGCAAATTGTCAAACGGAACGGAAGCGGAACGGGTTCCGGTGTTCCGGTTCCGTATAGTTTCAAGAGCGTTCTCTCAAAAATTACGAGCGACCGATAAACTGCAGAGTCGAACCCCGCAAAAAGATTCCTTGCTTGCGGAACTTGGAGAACTCGAAGCGCAGGTGCGCAGGTAGAAAACTTTTCTTTCTGACGATACCCACACCCATAAATAAAAAACTCAAAAGACCTATGCTACCTATGCCACCTTGCAGAACAGAAACGCACAAAACTCTTGGCAAACAACTTGTGAGCCAGCGAAAGAGACAAGGTCCTGCGTAGGTGCATAGGTCGCGTGCAATCTCTATCAAAAAGGGTGTGGGATGGGTGATGAAGAAGTGGAAGCGCGATGACCTGCGCATGACCTGTGCGGAAACAAAAAGGCCCGCCGAGCTGGCGGGCCTTGTGAGGTATGGAGTCGGGGTTAGTTAAGGACGGTGAGCGTGTAAAGGCGCTGGCGGTTCTTTCCCTGCTGGCCCCACTTGACCACACGGCCTGTAGGCAAAGTGAATTTCTTGCCGCCATACTGCTCGGCAAGCAGCTTACCAAACTTGCTCTTGGCCTTTGCCGTGAGCACATAATGGCGAGGCCCATCCTTCCCTTCACGCTCCTCTTTACCCTCGAGCATCCATGTGAATGAGTTGCAATCGAGGGCAGCCTGAACAACATCTTGGAATGCAAACTCGGCCACATCATCCACTCCTTTAGCCAACTCAGCCACCAGAGCCAGCATATCGGCGAGCTCTGAGTTGCCGGACTCCTCGACCGGAAGCGGCTCGATCGGATCTCCGAAACCAGCGAACTCCACCATTCCAGCAAATATTGCGCAGAATTGCTCATATCCACGCACCAGGCGATTAGCCTGTGGGCGGCCGGCCGCATCCCACTCCCTCACGATAGCCCACAAGGCAGCGAGAATTTGTCCTCGAACCTCTGGCTTCTCCAAGTGCTCATCTGAGATGACCTTTTCGATCTTGCGTGCCTGAGGATCCGATTCATCGGTCATCATCTTGCAATGCAGGAAACGTCGAGCGACGTCAACAGACACCTCGAGGTTGTTACCAGTCAGGAACACACTGGCGATCTTAGGCACTGCAAACTTCTGCTGGCTGTGCATTCGGCGGCCGCTCCATGTTGGAGCTGTGAGGAATGCGTTTAGAATCTGGCTTTTGAAAAAACCATTGCAGTCATCGAAGAGAATGTAAGGAGACCCAGCTAAGCTCTCAGTATCAAGAATCTTTCGCCATTCCTCCTCAGCCTGTGGCACCGGCTGCACATCGCAAGAGCCGATAGTCGTGATGATCGCCATTTGAGCCAGGAGAGTCTTGCCCGACCCCACCGAGTTTGAGCTGAACATAAAATTAAGCCGACGCGCCGAAGGCCGCAACAGCGGAGCCGCATACAGCGCCAGCATCGCCGTCATCACGATAGCCTCATTCCTCGACCGGCCATCCGCCTTTCTGTCGCCAAAAGGGAACTCTTTCGTGAAATTCCGCAGGATCGTCTGCGCCTCATCGAGCGGCATATCCATCGCATACTCGACCCCGCTGTTTTGCGTGAATGTCTGAGCCTCGTGGTCGTATCCGTAGTCCAGTAACTCGATCCGGCCATCCTTTCTCTTCACCGGCTGCCGCACCGTGGCCACCCGCATCAGCTCCCGTTGTCTCGCCAAAAACTGGTCGCTCTCCAGAATCGTCGCGGCCGCCTCGACCGTCATAGTCTGTGGCTTCTTTTCAAAAACGTTCGGCTTCGGCATATCCCACTTGAAAGTCACCAGGTGATCCTCGCAGTATGTGCGGAATCGCCGTGCCGACATCTCTACCAATCGGCCATCCTGCGAGATAGTCATCGCCGAGCGCTGCCGAACGAAAACGCCATTGTTGCACAGCACCCCGCCGATCTCCCTCGCCATGTTCGAGATCACCGGCACGAGTTCAATAAAAGGCAACGCAGCCGCCTCAGTCTTTGTTTCGTTGTTGTCCTCTGGGGAAGGAACAATCCCATACTCAGCCAGTTTGCTGTTAATCGTGTCTGTCAGTTTGCTCATTGCCTTTCAATTGCCTTTCCAGTTCGCCCGCCGCGTCATGCAGCCAAGCGTCAAATTTGCCGTAAAATCGGCACGCCTGTGCCGTCCTCGCCGTATCCGGTTGCGGATACTTCCCATCCCTGTCTGCGGAGGCTGAGACCCGCACGGCCTGCGCCCGCCAATTCCTCAACACATCCCGCCGAGGCATGATGTCCTCGAGCGTCAAATCCGGTGCCGATGGGGCAAAATACAGGAGCTTCTGCTCCTTCTCCCCTCGCCAGCACGCAGGCAGGCGAGTCAACCGCACCGCCGAGAGCGCGCCCGGATCCGCCCCAGTCACCACCAAATTCATGATCGAGCGCTTGGCCTCATCCCACTCCCGCTTCGTCGAGGCATTGACTCGCACCAGAGCATGCACCGAGCGACCCCCAGAAGTCGTAACTGCCGCGATGTTAGGCACGAGCCGAGCCAAAGCGCCCAGCCACAACCGCACCGGAGCCTCATCGCTCTCGAGCACCATCCATCGCCAGGACAACACCGACTCCGCCGACCGGCGCGACATCTTCCCCAGGCGAGGATTTGGGCGCAACTTCCCATCCACCGGTTGGGCAAGAAACCAAATCCCTTCCGACCCCCGAGTTGGAATCTTCTCCACAGGCCAGACCGCTTGCCCCTGCGATTTATACTCTGAAAAAACTACCACACGCTCCCCAGCCGCCGAATTATAGAGACGAGCGAGAAAATCCTCAGCCGACACCGTCGCCGGATCCACCTCAGAGCGATTGGCGAGCCAAGGAAGATCAACCGACTCAGCGAGAACTCCAGCCACTCGCCGCAGCGCCTCCACATCGAACTGGGGCTTCGGCCGTGGTTTACTTACCGGCCGCTGCTCCAAGCGCTGCCCATGCGGAGCCTCCGCCCCTTGAAGCAAATACCCATCCGCCCCTGGTCCATTAACAGCCGAGCGCAACTTGTGCTCCAATTCACCCGTAGTCCACTTGTTAGCATTCCCCTGGTTCCAATCCTCGAGGAGAGCCAGCGCATCCGAATGGGGAAGCAGAAAGCCCTTCACAAGAGCCTTTGCGACCAGCAAAGTATGGGTGTGCCCACCAGATCCAGAAATCGCCGGACCAATCTTCGAGACATACCGGCGCGCCCGCTCCACAACCGGAATTTTTTCCTTGCTCACAGACTCCTCCCCGTGCAGGGTGACATCCGTTGCACACCGGCAACCTCAAAGAAATTTGTGGGAGTCGTGTGGGAGTCTCCCGCAAGTGCTTCAAAATTAAGACATAAACTTGCCCTGTGGTGTAATGGTAAGAATCTCCAACCCGCGTAAATTGTTGATTTGCAGCAATAGACTGCATCATTTTGCAACATTTTTATAGACGCATGTGGGAGCATGTGGGAGTTTGCCGATATGGCACACTTGGTTCGCAGCGAGAAAACGCGCTTTTGGGTTTTGAGGTATCGAGACCTTGATTCTGGGCAGTGGAAGGAGAGGTCGACGAAGTGCGATGCCGACGATGCGAAGGCGACCCGCAGAGCGCAGCGCATGGCTGAGGAGGAGTCGCGCCGAGAGGCGCAGGTCGCGCCGACGGAGAAGGGGGATTTTGTGGCTTGGGTTCCTGAGTTCATAGAGAGGCACTACACGAATAAGAGGTCAGTGAAGCGGTATCGGCTCGCCTGGGCGCGGATCGTTGAGTGGCAGAGATTGCGGCGGGTCAGGCATCCGGCCTCCGTCCGCTTTGAGCATGTGCAGGATTTTTTGGACTGGCGCACGGCACAGGGCGCTTCAAAGAATACCGCCAGACTCGAGATCAAGTTTTTCTCCAGCATCATGCAGGAGGCCATGCGCCGTGAGTTGACTGAGAAAAATCCCCTCGCCCTGGCGAAGGTTCCCCGCAAGGCGGCGAAGGTAAAAAAGGAGCTCACTTCCGAGGATTTCATTGCCGCGCGCGCCGCATTCACCGAGCGCAGCGGCGCACCGTGGATGCTCACGGCCTTCGAGATCTGCTCGCATCTCGGCTGCCGATTCTCCGAGGCCGAGCTTGGCCGCGATGCCGTGGATTTTGAGAAAAAGATGGTCACTCTCGTGGACTCCAAACGAGACGATACCGACCCACGCAAACGCTTTTGCGTCCCATTGCCCGACACCCTCGCCACGCATCTCAAGGGCGTCTTCGACAAGCGCGACCGCACCACCCCTCCACTCGACAAAAGCGGAGAGCACAACCGCCAGTTTAATAAAACTCTCAAGGCAGCCACCGGAGCCACCTCCCATTCATTACGCGTCTCATTCATTACTCGATGTCACAGAGCTGGGCTCAGCGAGTCGCAAGCGATGCGGTTGACAAACCACTCCACTCGCCTCGTCCACCTGATTTATTCGCGTCTGAATTTTGCGGATGCTCAGGCGGCTGCGGCATTGGTGCCCCCGCCTGGCGGGCTATAAAATCCCGCACCCACCGCACCGTTGTCTTCCGACCGTAGAAGGGGCAACCTTTCGCCTTCATGTAGGCTATCTCCCGCAGAGAGAGCCCGATCACCTCGGCGATCTCGCATGGAAAATAAAGTCGGTCTTGGTCCATCATACTTCCGGCGCCTCTGGGAATGGCATCCAATGCAGCACCGGCTCGGAGATCGGATCGGCGGAAACGAAGCGCCACTGGCCCGCGTCGTGGAAGCCGGTCCAGACTTCCCCGCATTGCAGGTGAATGAGAACCGTCTGGTCATCATCCGGCAGGTCTTCATCGACACACCGCCATTGCATTTTGAGGAGGTTCATACATGTCCCCCCTTCTCTAAAATTAGCACGCCGATGTCGGTGCGGATATTGGCCATAGGCTCGAGGAGGTCGCGGACCATGCCGAGGCGGCGGGCGTCCCATTCGCCAGGGAATCCATCGTCCTCGCGCACCTTTTTGAGCCAGAGGTTGAATTGCATGTGGACGCCCTCGATGGTCACGAGGCCCACGCTGCGGTCATTAGCGTTGAGGCGGAATTGGTCTTGTTGCAGGGGCTCACGCACCACTTCACCGGCCTTGATGGACATTTTCAGTTCCTTGGGCGTGAGATTTTCCTCTTCAGCGATCTTCAGCCACCGCTGGGCGGCCTCCTGCCATTCGGTGCGGGCTTTGCTCAGGCCGTCATCGGGCAGGGTCTTTGAGAGGGCGATGTGGTGCTCATCACTCAGAGTCTCACTGCGCATTTCCAGCGCCTCGAGGGCTTCTGAGGCCGCCAGGTCTTTGAACTCCAGTTGCAGGTGCCTGGAGAATTGATCCACCACGAGGTCGCCGAATTGCCGCCTGCCCTCCATGCGCCAGTCAGCCATCCACCGGAGCGAGGAGCCTCGGGCGGCGTGGACATAGCGGCCAATTTGCTCCCACTCGTGTTCGGTGGGAGTGCGGGTAAAGACAAGGGATCCTCTTGCAAATGTGCAAAGGCCGTCGGGTAGTGTGAGTTCGTTGTTGGTCATTTGATAAAAGCAATTTTTTCGCGGAAACCTTTGTTAATTTCTTCCAACATTCCTGTGCCCCACACGGTAGAGCCTCCAGATACAAAAAATGCCGAGGCTCGCTTTGCCGCATCAACAAGCCCTTTTGCCCCTATTTTCTTTATTTTTTGATAAATTCGTTTATCGTAAATCGTTTCAGAGGTATGGGTATGAATGTAATAAAGCCCGTCCAGAAGGATGTTTTGTATCGGCATGCTTTCACAGAGTTCAGCGGCCATGGATAAGACCTGTGAAAAAGCAACCCTATTCTCTGTGGCGCGTTTTATTGCCCAATCTAAGGCCTTTATCTCCTTAGGATTATTTGCAGTCGCTTTAGCTACTACGCCCAATTCGTTAAATGTTTCTTGCACGAATCTTGCAATTTCATCGTCGGCAGCAAGAGCAGCGCGAAATTTATCGATGCTGGTGATCGGTTTGCGGCCGGTGTTTACATTTAAAAACCCCTTAGCTTCCTCTTGAACCGTGTAGGTATCAAAAACAAGACATGGGAGGCATTCTATGTCAGCTCTGCGCTTTGCCCCAAGCACCCGGTGCTGGCCATCGATGACCCAATATTGCCCTGCCCGGAGGCCAACAGTTATTGTTCCACAGGCAACCCATGACCAGTCTTGGGCTACCATTCTTACCTTATCCAAACTTACCTTTTCCCTCTGATATTCAGGAGAAATCAGTAACACGTTTTTATCGATAAGTAGATATTCCCCAGGCGAATCTTTGGTTGTCCACTTATACCGCTCTACTTTTGATTGTTTTGATTGCCTTCCAAAGGAAAGCGCCATTTCTTCCGATTCATTTTTCGTTTTCATTTAAGCCTTTCGTTTTGCCCACGAGGTTTTTGCTGCTTCGCGGTAGATCTCCCGTGAGCTGGAGGCCTTGCGAAATTTGAAGACATTGATTTTAAGGAGGTCAGCCCAAGTCGTGACGTAGTATGAGATGAGCGCACGGGTTACGCCGAGTTCACGGGCGACTTCGGCTTGGGAGTGGGTGCCGTTGAGTTCGGCGAGCCCGGTCGCCAGGGCGAGGGCGCGCACCAGGGCGCGGAGGTTTTTGGTGGGTTTTATGAGAAAAGAGACAATGAGGTTGAGCTGCTCGGCTTTCGCCCAATCCACTTCGCGGGCCACGGCGAGTTGGTGCCATTCCAGCACGCGGGTCGCTTCCTCGAGGCCGAGGTTCAGATTTTCGGCCAGGATCCACTCGGGCTTGTCCACATCGAAGGCATCCGGGTCAGGGAAGCTTTCCAGATACTCATCCTCAACCGTGGGCAGCGCGGCGACCGGCGCGAGGGCGGCAGATACCTCCTCGCGCTTGAGCGGCTTGAGGCCGTCGAGCCAGTTTTTGAGAAGGGCTTCCTGCTCGAGTTCTTGTGCAGTGGGTTTCATTCTTTTTCTGTCGTGAGATGCCAATTCCGGCAGTGCGGGCACTTGTAGGGTTTTTGTTTCTTGTTCAGATTCTTTGCGATGTTTTGGGACTTTGCGACGGCGTCCGCGCGCAGCAGGAAGCGCAGCTTTCGAGACGGGCATCGTGGCACCACTGGCAATCCCATATCCTCCGTGCTCTCTGTGTCCTCTGTGGTTAATCCCTGAGCTGCTTGCGCAACTCGGCACATGCCTGAGCAACTTCCTCCGGTGTGCACCACCTGTCTCCGGCGGGCGGCTGCGGGGGCCATGTTTCGCGTTTTGGCGGGGTGGATGGCCTGCGAGCGAGGCGGTCCACGGCGGCGAGGTGTCGGCGGGCGGCGGCGAGGTGGGCGGAGAGAGTCATAAAGTTTTCAGAGTTCAGTTTTCAGTGGGTGGCTGTGAGGTGGCGGCGGCCCAGCGGAGGGCCACGGTGGCTCTGAGGGCGTGGGCGAAGCACTCGTGGCAGAGGGGCCCGAGGTCGCGGTCTTGCAGATCGGCGAGGGCATGGCCGTCGCCATCTCCGCAGATCTTGCAGAGGGTGCCTTGCTGGCACTCGGGCAGGTCGATGAGGTGCATTAGTCCTGGTCCTCCCATTCCTGCCAGCGGCGGCGGCGTTCTTGGTTGTCGCGTATGTCGGAGCGCAGGCTCTCCCGCCCGAGATGGTAGCAGGCGATGCAGGAGCCCAGCGTGAGCGCGGCGATGCAGAGGGCGAGAGCGACGCTCATTCTGTGACCTCCAGCAGTGAGAATTTGGTGTGTGTTTTTCCAATCGGCCTGACCTCGGCCTTTTGCTCTAAGATGAAATAAGTCCCGCACGCATCGTCATTGCGATCGGTGAGAGGCAAATCACTCGACAGCCACCAGCCTTTGAAGTCTCTAAGGATAAAACTCTCAGCGTCTTGCCATTTCTCAAACGGCCCGAAGACGAATTTTGTTTTAAGGGTTTCGCCTTGGGATTCCCTATCGATTACCCAAAACGCGCTCATCGGGCAAGCCTCCAAGTTGCCCAGGCGAGACCGACGAGCGGCAGCATGGTGGTGAGGTATTGGATGAAATAGCCGATCGAGCGGCAGATTGATTGCGGGTCGTTTGGATCTATCATTGTTTTGCGGGTGTTATGTGGGTGGCTTGGATGCCGTGGGTTTTGAAAAAAATGGTCTTGGCATCTCCGAAGCCGGCGGCCGTGATGATCGAGCGGATGCGGCCGCGCACGGGGTCGAGGCCCTCGCAGAGGTATGGTCGTGGGCGTTTCATACCGGCGTCGGCTGGTGGGTGGAGTTGGATTGGAGTTTGGCGACCAGGGAATCCTGACCGCGTGCCGTGAGGCAGGCCGCTGCCGCGTCACGCAGGGCGGCGTAGGCCTCCTCGAGCGAGGCATCCCACAGCACCGAGGCGTGCTCGGCGGCGTGGTCCGCATCGACGAAGATTTTTTGGAGATCGGCGATTTTCATTTGCTTAGGCGCGAGTGGAGACCAAGCCGTTGTCGCGGGCCTTTTCGGTATCGCGGGCGATGAGAAATTGGATATAGCTCGATAGGCTGCGATGCTCTTGGGAAGCGCGTTCGCGGGCTTTCTCAAGCAACCAGGCTGGGATCGAAATCGACTTTTTGATCGTTGTGTTTTCGGTATTCATTATTCCTACTTTTGCGCATTAGTAGGAATAATGCGGCATGGGGTCAATACCTTATTTCATCAAAAGTTGATTTTTTCTTACTTGGTGCGAAATATTCAGAAATATGCCAAAGAAAAAACCCGATTCAGAAAAAGCGAAAAAGGTGTCCGTATCTATTCCCAAGGCCGATTGGGAGCTTGTGGAAATGCGGTTGCTCGAGTGGAGATGCGGCCCGAGCGAATACATCCAGCGACTGATCCGCGACGATACTCAACCACTCTGGTTGGAAAAAAATGCGGCATCCATTTCTCCGTTAAAAATAGCCGCCGAGACCCCGGAGAGCGTTGATCTGCCACAGGACAAAAATCAGGGAAAATACCAGACTGCCGCAGCGAAAAGGGCGGCAGAGCGTGCTGGTGTAAAGACTATCAGGCCATCGAAGAGTTCCGGTGGTTCGTCCTCAACTCCTACGACGGACCACTCCCTGAAAACTGGGTCGCAGAAGTGATCGACCTCACAGAACAGATCCAGTAGAGAAAATCGCCATGCACAATTACCATGTGGAGTTTTTTAAGACGCGGCTTTTTAGCGGCACTGTGGATGCAAAGAGGCTTGAAGATCGTTTGAATAAACTTGGACAAGAGGGATGGGTGCTGGAACGCACGATTCACGAGCGCAAACGCAGCTTCCTTTTATTTTCCAGAGAGGTGCACATTTTGATTTTCCGGCATTACGAGGCTGGGACGGAGGCGGAGCTGTTGCGCCAACTCCTGCGAGCCTACGGCCACGAGCCCCTGGTGTAGTAAAAAAACCTCGGGAGGCGCTGCTTCTATGCGGTTCCAGCGCTGTGGACTTGTTTGACCAGGCGAGACCCTCGCCCGCCGCATTGCCACGCTTAGGCGAGGATATCGATGCGGTCGGCCACGCGCTGGCGTAGGCTGGCGAGCATTTCGGACTCCGTCATGCCGGTGGCCCATGGCGGGTGGAATTGGTAGTGGGGTTTGTCCACGATCTTTTTCCACCGGCCTCCCCACTCGAGGCCGAGGCTTTCGCCAAGGGGTCCAAGCTCGTCGTAGAGCGGGTGGTCTTCGAGGTAGGCTTTGCCTTTGAAGATTCCGATATCGACGGATAGACCGAAATTGTGATTTGAGTGGCCAGCACGGGCGTGGGTGACGATGCGGCCTGGCGTGGTGCGGCCTTGGGCGTAGATGGCGTCCTGCTCTGCGTAGGAACGGAGCGCTGAGATGATGCGCACATCGAGGCCGCGCGGCTGGGCGAGGTTCTTTGCCGCGCTGATGAAAGTAGCGACGCGCTTCTGGATGTCGGGATGGAGCGTGGCGAGGTTGCGC